GACCAAATGTCAAATATTATTGATTATATATATATATAGAGATTTTCCCGAAGTATCCATCGAACAACCAGAAATGAATGATATCAACGAGTTAACATGAAAAGTGCGAAATGGATGGCGAAATTTCATTAGGAATGATCCTGTAACTTCATGCTCCATTCATCTCCGCACTCGCCACAACTTATTTCATCGGATTTTACGCTTTTTTCGCTCATTTTTCGCTCTAGTTTTGGATTTGGTTTTGGATTTGGATTTGGTATTTCATGTAGGTTTTGATCTCCATATACCGGGATCGTGCGTATTGTCTCCGCTTATATCACCCAAGCTCGAGCCAAGAGCGACTAACGATCTCGCCAGCACCAACCGCGTTGCCGCAGAATCGTGGCCACATCCACATCTGCCAGCCTATAAAATCATCGAGTGCGCCGATCGCACCTGGATATGAGGACCGCTCTATAGTGGCCCGCGCATTATGATGCCCGCATATGCCGTCGCCTACCCATCGTCATCTGCTGTGCTGTCGCCTACCTCCTATTGCATTGTGTCGCTCTACATAGCTAACCGTATGCTCATGTTTGCTACTGTCTTCTTATCTACCACTATTATATTATAAAGGTTCTATGGTTATCAAGTGCTTTTGTTTTGATAGTGATGTCCCAAGATCGCGACCGCGTCTACGCCCGTGATTGGATCACCGCAACAACCTCAACAGTGTTTCTTCCCCATCTGTTTTGAGTTCGTCAGAATTTTTGGCGTGCGAGAGGGCTAGCGCATGCGCGACAAGAGCGTCAGCCTTCATTGGGTCGTCAACCAAGGTAGCAGGACCGAGCTGCTCCGTAGGTCCCTAAGGCCCCCTAAGGCCCGATCTGGTAAGCCGGTCCCTAAGGTCCAAATAGAAAGGACCGGGGTTTTGTACCCCGATCCAGTTTTGGATCCTGGTTTTCGCCCTGGTTCTAGCTTTGCCCTAGAGAGGATAGCAGTAGTTGAACCAGGCCTTAGCCGGATATCCACGCACGCCACAAAAGCTCACTACCAACTGGAACACCTCCAAGGTGAGCTGTTCCTTTCGAAGTTCGGCAGTACGTTCGTCGAACTTCTCCTGTCCCATATAGTCAATGATGTCTCTGATCGCCCTGTTGTGTGCGGTAATGGGATCAAGACCAGTGTAGTCGGTTGTGTATGACATTAGGCCAACCTCACTACTAAGAGTAGTATGACAAGCACAGCCACAATACCCAGACCCAGATAACTTAAGGCTGTCCGGACCTGATTGAGCTGTCGCTCGGTATGTTTACCACTCATCTGCCAGACTTTCAAAAAAGAGGGTGGGTAACGTACCCACCCAAGTTCTAAGATGTCAGATCAGTTCAGTCAAGCTACCAAGCGGATCAGCTCTGGTTCGGTTTGGCCTTCGAACGTTCGGCTGCCTTGGCGTCCTCGGTAAGAACGTTACGGACGTGCTGGTAACGCTTCCCAGTCAGCTTGGCGATGTCGGCGCGCGAAAAGTTCAAGGCGTTCATCTTCCTGATCACGCTACTGACATTACCGCGAAGGTTTTCACCGCCGAAGTGAGCCCAGACCTGATCAACCGTCATCTTGGAGATCCGATCCTTTTCGGCGAGCCTGGCGTCGTTCGATTCCGGTACTGCCGGCGTCGGATCCTTGGTCTCGGAAGTAGGCGCCGGAGGAACTTCGACCGGGTTGAGGATCTTCGGTTCCGTCTTCGATTCCGTTCCGGTTTTCGGTTCGGTTTCGGTTTTGGAACCGGATTCGGTTTTGGGATCGACCTTCGTCTTGGGATCGACCTTCACCTCGTCCTTGACCGGCTCGTTGACCTTGGGATCAGACTTCTTGAACGATAAAGATGCCATGGTAGTAGTCTCCTATCTTGGGCTTCAGTCATATCGGTGGGTGTAGTTCTCTCCCATCGATAAAATATTATAACACACTGGTCGAGGGTCAATCAACGTTTTTCTCGTAGTCTGACCCTCATTTTCTACCGCATAGGCTTTTCATGTCTTGCGGTTGGAGCGCCCTACTCGTCTTTTTGTGCTCCGGTCTGGTAGCCATGACCCAGAATAGATGTGATCCACGATTCTGTGTCATTGCTCCAGTACATCAACGGTTTGACAAGACCGTGGAAATGTGTCGGCATACCCGCTTCGGTAGCTGCCTCTTCCCAAGTCTTCTTGTAGTCAAATCCGTATTGACCGACTCGGTAGAAACTTGCCTCACGAATCTCGAAGGTCTTGCAGAGCCAGGTCGCGAGCATGTCTGCTAGCGCACCAGCCATTTCGTCGGCCTTAGTGGATTCACTGTCCTTGTTCATGGTCTTTTTACTCCTGTCATCGGGCTTAAGTACCCGTCACTGGGTACAGACCGTGATCGGATCGGATCTAGTCTGTACCCAGGAACTGGAACTTATTCCTGTTCTGTCATGCTGGTTTCATGTTCGTCAAGTATGGCTTTCACGTCAAGACCGGACATATGTTCCGTAACCAGTTGGTGGAATTCCCAACCAGTGATCAGTCCATCTGTGTACTGCTGTGCAGTGTCCTGAATGAACTGGACCGCCTTGTTCAGTTCGTTGGTTTCAGGTGTGTCTTTACCCTTGTCTTCGCTCTGCATAGTTGGATGCACAACATTTGACACGTTACGACTTAACCAAGCCTGACTGGCCGGATTGCCTTCGTGAATAGCCCTGCACAGCTTTTCGTGCAGTTCGTCCGTTGTGCCTTCATGTTCGATGACTATTGTAGACTTCGTCATGTGTTTTGATTCCTTCCTATTGTCGGTAACTGGTTATCAGTTCCCGCCAAGGATCCAGATCCGGTTTTGGTTTTGGATCTGGATCCTGAACTGGAACTGGTTCTAGTGAACCGTGTCGCTTACGTACAACTGTGCTAACATGTCTTCCCGGTAAGGTGACTGCGCTGCCAGGTTCAACAATTCTTCGGCCGTCAGCTGGCACAACCGCCAGACTGTAACATTGGACTTACCGTACAGGGTCTCGTACCGTTTGATCAATATGTTCCTTACCCTGGCAATATTAACCGTGGTAAGTGCAAAGCCAATGTTCCTGAGCAGGTTGCTAACCTTGGACGCAAACATGACGTCGTAGTCATGGTCGCACTGCTCTGACGTGGACGCAAGCACCGGGATGTTCAACAGTGTCATACTACCTACTCCTACATAAGCACAGGTTGATTCCTGAACTTATAAAAATATTATAGCGCAAGGTCCCTAGAGGTCACAACGTCAAAATGCTAGTACGACTATAAGATTCTACCTGGTCTTATTTTCGTAGTACGTCTTGTAAGTAGGTCCTCACTACTGTTGAAAAAGTCCCATGTAGGGGGGCTAGTGCATGCTCCAATTTGGACAGGACCGCACTGATCTGGTTAGATCTTAGATCTAAGATATGAGATCTAAGATATGACATGCTAAGATCTAAGATCTTACCGCCCGGGCTAAAGATAGGACGTTAGGTCATCCGACCTAACGCCCCACCCGTAAGATCTTAGATGTTAAGATCTAACTGGTCATCGTCTAAGATCTTAGATTCTAGATCTGACATATCAGATTCAAGATCTTTGATCTTACATTCTTGTGTCAGGACATTTCGTACATGTTGATATCTTATATCTAACATCTTAGCGATTTCAGACCTGCTAAACCCTACCCGGGTTAAGTACCGGATGACCGTACTTTTGGTCGTTAGGTCTAACATCTTAGATACCATGTCCTGTGTTACGTTCTTTCGGTCTAACATCTTAGATTTCCTATCTTTGACATGTAGGATTTTTCCTACACTTAAATTATATCACAACATCTAAGATATATCACGAACTTTTTTATTAAATTTTGTTACTAATCTAAGATCTTAGCATCTAAGATCTTAGTAATTTTCGGTTGAGGATCTAAGATCTTAGATCTGCGCGCTAAGGTCACTCGAAAAAATATACTATATTTTCAAAAAACCAGGGCTGCACAAAAAATATACTATATTTTCAAAAACCAGATTAGTCAGTATCAAGGCAATTGGAAAAATTTTTACCAAAAATTTCACAAATAACACACATAGTCAAGCTCATTTCCCTCATAGAACTGCTTATATGGGCTAAAAATAACAGTTGATTAGTCAATAAATACCCGTTATAATGGGAATATAAAGTGTAAAGTGTGCGAGAGTCAGCAAGTAAGTAGTGGTAGAAAAGCAAGGCCTAGTAAAAAGATGAACGGTGGTCCACAAGTAGCAAGTCGAGAAGAGTTGCTCCTTAGCAATATGATAGCGATTCAAGAGCAGATCCCCAAGAATGACTTTGGAATGCCAGAGTTCATTGTGCGTGCTGATATGATTCCGCACCATCTTGAGAGTATGACGCGAGAGCTACAGTGGGCACACATTGATGCTGCGCGCGTTGACATCCACTACAGTGATGGCTTTCCTGTTACAAATTCAGGCAGCCTTTTCTGGGAGAGGTTGGACCATGAAGGTAGCTCAGAGTTCATGCTGTTCCAGCGATATCTTGAGATGGTGTCTACCTACGGATATCGTTCTACTCAACTGCTGGCCAAATCCCTTGTCCGAGAGAGTATTGAGGAGCGTGTTCGACTAGTTGCAGCGGAGCGAGAGCAGGTGCGTGAGCGTGAGCGGGAGCAAGTACGCGACCGCGACGATGCTCAATCGGCCATGCACGTAGACGCAGCTACAGGCGCAGCTACAGCTACAGGCGTACACACAGACGTAGACCATATCGCTGTGCCAACACGTCCAAATGGTAGTGGCGGCGAGTATGATGTTGGTAACATCTTTATCGACATGGTGTCAAAGCCTCAAAACCAGAAGCGTGGCAGTGGCAGTGGCATTAAACAGAAGCGACCTCCAATGCCATCCGTAGCTCACCTTGAGAAGGGTAGCGGCCACTCTCGTACCCAAGCCCACGAGGATGAGGCAGCAGCTCTGTCTACAGCTAAGGGTGGTCTACCAGCGATCATCTCAGACGTCGAGCACGAGCAGTTGATGCGCGCTACAAATGATCGTCTTCGAACGCTATTCATTCTGTATTTCTGGAAAGCTCGTGCCAGCGCCTTCGACATTGTTGGAGAGGCAGCTGTACGAAAGATCCGAGCAGTACGGGCGATCCATCTAGACGAACGGACCTTCACCCGCGTCAATAAGATGGTCGAGCGTGTGATGAGCCGCTTTGATCATTTCAGTGCGGATGATCTCGACTCACTTGATCCTGGTGAGACTGTCAAGGTCTTGAAAGAGCTCCTACACTTGCAGCGCGTTAGCGTTGGACTTCCTGCAGCGGCGCCCGCTGATGCTCACCTTCCTGGGTCCAGCGACAGCAATGCTTCCACTCCTATCGAGGAACATCTTCGCACTATCGCTAATACACGAGACCGTGGGGAAGTTACTGGACTTGAAGCTCTGGATGATGAAGATACAGCAAATCTTGCCCAGGAGCTCGCTGTACGATTACTAAAAGGCAAAAAGCAATGAAGCACACGCTCGCAATCATGTACAAGATGGTAACCGCGACCACGCCCACGCCCACGAGGATGCTCAATCGGCCGTATCCCGTGGCAGGATCGACTGTGCACGTAGCTCAGGCCACGCCTACGGCCGGAATCAGATGCGTTCCCGTAAATCGCACTGCGGATCGTGTCGCTTGATGTTCCTCAACAACTGTTTCTTCCCCATCCGTGCGAAAATCGTCCATTTTTAGGCCAGTCTTTTTTATAGGTGCATGACATAACATGGCAATAGACCTGGGCTTAGGCAGACAACAAAGTGTGCGAGAGTCAGCACTAAGAAACTTCAACCCGAAGCTAACTCCTGCTACGCTAGCGCTCCATCTTGATCCACTGTATATACCGGCTAAACATCTGCTGTACATTTCTACACTGATGGCCACTGGTATTAAAAGGGGTGGTGGACGGTATATATTGTCAATGCCACCTCGCCATGGTAAGTCACGGATGCTTAGTATTGGTGGCACAACTTGGGGGTTGGAGAACTTTCCTGGCTACAATATTGGTCTGTGCACCTATGGAGCTGAACTATCAAAGGATTTTAGTCAAGCTGTACGCGATCAGATTGAAAGGAATCCAGATAAGCTAGAGACAAGGATCCGTCAGGGCTCCAATCGTATTGACAAATTCCTCACCGAGACAGATGGAGGCGTTATGGCCTTCGGTGTTGGCGGTGCAATGACAGGTCGTGGCTTCAACCTCTTCTTCCTTGACGACTATATCAAGCAACTCAAAGAGGCTCTGTCTCCAGTATATCGTCAACAACTGTGGGATTGGTTCGTCACAACAGCGTTCACTCGTCTTGAACCAGGTGCAACCGTCATTATTATTGCGACTCGCTGGCATGGTGATGATCTTATCGGGCGTCTATTAAAGGAACAGCCTGGCTTGTGGACCTATATCAAGCTACCAGCTATTGCGGAGTCAAATGACCCATTGGGGCGCAATGTTGGTGAGGCACTATTCCCGGAACGGTATGATCTAGACGCTCTACTGGGCATTAAGCGTATGCTTGGCTCATTTTGGTTCTCTGCACTCTATCAACAAGACCCCCGTGATGATGAATCACGTATGGCCAACAAGGAATGGCTACAATACATTCATACCGTTCCAGCTCCTAATACACTCGATTGGTGTCGAGCATGGGACTTTGGTGGTCTTAAGAAAACAGGGGATTATACTTGTGGTCTTAAAATGGGTGCCAACAAAGAAAAGAAGCAGGCTTTCATAACGGACATTGTACGCGGTCAGTGGACACCTGATGACGTCGATACTTTGTTTGTAGAAACAGCTCGAGCTGATGGGCCACATTGCTTAATCTTAATTGCTCAAGAGCCAGGTGCTAGTGGGATTATTACTACCAATCACTTCAAGAAGCTGTTAAAACAGAAGGAATTGTACGGATATACTGTACTTGGCATTCCTGAGCTTACTGGTAAATCGGCTAAGGCGCATGGTATGCTTGCAGGTGCTGAAAGAGGCGATCTGATCCTTAAGTACGCACAGTGGAATGACTGCTTTGCAAACGAATTTGATGGCTTCCCTAATGCTGAATATGATGATCAGATCGATTGTGTTGCAATAGCTTGGAACAAGATGATCGGTATAACCAAGTTAAGCGCAACTTGGGGTCGTACTCCAGCAGGTACAGGAGCTACCACTACCACTACCGCACCTGGCGACAGTGTAAATACCGTAAGAGGCACTCGATCCGGCAATAGTGGCGTTATATGGGGCAGGCGAGGGAGTTCGGGTTTAATAGTTCCTAAGAAGTATCACTAAAGAACGGTGTAATGGGAAAGGTACATATTACTATGACCGATATGAGCACAAAATCGAAGGCAGCTCGCACTTCTGGTCGCAGTTCCAAGCTTGGGACTTTTCTGTCAGAGTTGATCACAAGAGCATCATGGCTCTCCAGAGCGGGCCTCACTCATGGTTCTGCTCGTAACCTGTGGACTGTTTTTGGCTATAAAACCGATCTTACAGTGCAGGATCTGTATATCAAGTATAAGCGACAGGATATCGCGCGCACTATCGTTGAAGCTCCAGCAGATGCTTTGTGGACACGTCCTCCTCGTCTCAAAGATGCTGATGAGACCTTTGCTGCTGCTTGGGAGGAATTAATCAACGCTCATGACCTATGGTCTATTCTTAACCGAGCTGATTATATGACAGGGTTTGGACGCTATGCTATCGTCGTTGTCGGTCTTGATGATGGTCTCCCACTTGATCAGCCAGCTCAGCCAGTCCAAGCAGGGGCAGTACGAAAGGTTACTTATTTGCAGCCCTATAGTGAGCTTGGGATCACCATCCAGGGCTTTGAGAATAACTCAACGTCACCACGATATGGCTTGCCAACTGCCTATCAGGTGATGCTCAATGAAACCGAACAGGGAGCGGTATCACGCCGTGCAGCAGATGCATCAAGACTCTCATTTACGGTGCACCATTCCCGAGTTATTCATATCGGTGATGGTATTGTGGAGGATCCTGTATACGGAACGCCACGTCTGGAGTCAGTCTTTAATCTATTAGACGATCTGCTCAAGATGAGTGGTGGTGCTGCTGAGACATACTGGCTCACGGCCAATCGTGGCATGCAGATCAATATCGAAAAAGACATGGAGCTCGGTCCAGAGGATGAAGAAGCTCTGGCAGCGGAAGTGGATGAGTACTATCACGGCTTGCGTCGCTTCATGCGCACCCGTGGTGTGGAGATGACCGAGCTGGGCTCTCGTGTTGCAGACCCTACGTTGTCTATTAATGCGGTTATCTCATTGATAGCAGCGACTACTCGTATCCCACAGAGGCTGCTTATGGGTGCTGAAGCAGGGCAGCTGGCTTCTGAACAAGATCGAGCTAACTGGGCAGAACGCGTCCAGGAACGCCGTTCTAAGTTCGGAGAGCCGCGCGTCCTAAAACCCACTATCAAAAAGTTTGTTGAGCTAGGAGCTCTCCCGGTGCAAGACAAGCTTATGTTTGAGTGGCCAGATGCGTTCATTCTAGCTCCTCTTGAGCGTGCTCAAACTTCTGCACAGAAAGCACGATCTGCTACTAACCTGTCTAAGGTGCTTACGGACAATCCAAATCTTCTCACTGTGGATGAGATTCGTAACATTATCGGTCTTGGTGATACCACGTCCATTCTCAATGACAATCCTAATAGAGAATCGGACATTACTACGAGGGTCTAAATGAGGCCTTGACTGTATACCCACGATCGGTCGGAAAATCGCGCTGCGGATCAGCCCAGGAGAGGATCAGATCCTCAACAACTGTTTCTTCCCCATCAGTGCGCAGAAAGGCCGAATAAAGGCAACAGGTCTAAAAATTGGTCCTATAGGCCCTAAATTACCTGTTGCCTTCCCTTTTTAACCAATGTATAATAGAAGCAGAAATAAGCACAATAGCCCAAGTAGAATACTATCGAGGCACGGGGCACAGAACATACATGAAGGTCTCAGGTTATCGACAAGGCGGTAATGGCACTACTAATATGGCCCGTAGATATGCTGCGCTTGAGGCTACCATTAATGCTGCAGATGTTCGTGAGGAGACCTATCAAGGTCGTACCTACCTGGTAGCTCCTGTGATCGCCCTCGTTGAAGGTGTAATTCAGGGTATTAATTCAGAAAATCCTGAACTTGCACTAGCTTCCGTTTTTGGAGAAAGTCCAGAAGGGTGGAATGGCCGTCCAGTTGTAATGGGTCACCCTCAGGATGCTTCTGGTGAGTATGTAAGTGCCAACTCTCCCGAGGTTCTTGATTCATGGGCTTTCGGTCAAGTATTCAATACACATCTAGATGGTACCAAGCTCAAGATGGAAGCTTGGATTGATACTGAGATTGCGGAAGCTAAGACTGGTAACTTTGCTGAGACTATTGGACGTCTGACTGCAGGTGAGTTAGTAGAGGTTTCAGTAGGCATATTTGTGTTTATAGAAGATGTGTCCGGTGTATATCTGGGACAAGAGTACTCTTCTATTTGGGTGGATACAACTCCAGACCATCTAGCTCTCCTACCTAATGGATTAATTGGTGCTTGCTCTGTCGAACGAGGGTGTGGCACTCCTAGAGTCAACATGGTTAAGCCAATGAAAAACGTATCCACGTCTAATACGCCAGCCACACCGCCAATTCCCGCAGCGCCTACAGTGTCGAAAGTACAAGCTCAGTCCCACTGTCAGTGTGGAGGTGGTAACGGAAATAGCTCAAGCTCGTGCTCATGTAGTGAGCTTGATGCTATTAAAGTTCCACCTCCACCCTCTTTGAACCTGAATCTTACACCAGCACAGGTTAGAAAGAGCAGGTCGGGGATGACTTCTGTCAACATCACTACCACTGCGCCTGCATTTGGTGCTGAAGAGCTTGCTAAGCGTATCAGTGCTACGCTCAGTGTTAATGCGCTTCCTGCTGATAGGTTCAACAACGACATCTACTCAGCTATTCGACGTGCGGTATCTAAGCAGTGGGATGGTGCGTACTGCTTTGGATACACCACAGATTATGTCGTCTTTGATATGTACGACTATGACACTGGTACGTACGGATATTTCAAAGTCGGCATTAACGTTTCCTCAGATTTGGAAGTTGAGTTCACTTCTGCGCCTGTGGAAATTACGCTCGTGACTAATATTATCGAGAAACCGGAAGAGGAGAATGCCATGACGGTTGCTTCGGGTCAGCACCCTGCAAACCATCAAGTCAACACAGGGGAAGACGCGCCAGCTGCTGTTTCTCCTGCTGCCGATGACGACACCACCAACAATACCACGCCCTCAACCACGACTGAAACACCACCCGTAACCACAACTGAGCCTCCGGCAACTGATAAGCCAGTGGCCCCAGCTACAACACCGGGTGGTGGTGCAGAAGACAACGCAGGAAACACTGCCGTGACGAACAATGCTGCCAAGCCAGTTACTCTGGCTGATTATATTGCTGCTGCGCCGTCGGAGATTCGTGATGTTCTTCGTGAGAGCGTGGTCGTTCATGCTGCGCAGAAGAAGCATGTGGTTGCAGCTATTCTGTCGACCAACAAGTCGCCGTACAGTGAAGCTGAGCTCAATGCGAAGCCTCTTGATGAGCTTCGCAAGCTTGCATCCTTTGCTGGCGCCACACTCGTCGACGAAGCTGCTAGTCCTTCTCTCATTGACTACAGCGGCCGTGGTATGCCTCGTGACTATAGCAATGCTGATGACATGTACGCTCCCGATCCGCCGGCAATCTTCGAAGTGAAGAAGACGGCTTAACTGCTAGCCAAAACTAGCTAACTGTAACCGTATACAACAATACTACAACCACAACCGTATACATATTATGGAAAAGGTGAAGTCTAATGGCTAGCTTGACGTCTCACACAATCCGTCTGAAAGGCACTCCACAGCGTCAGGAAGCGATTGCTGCTGGAGTTATCACTCCTGGGGATCTGATCTCCAAGAATGATGACGGTGAATTCATTCGCCACGCAGTTGAAGGCGGTGCAGCGCGCCCGTTGTGGGCTGCGGAGAATGAAGTCTTTGGTGGTGACATCAACGACAACTATGCAATTCTCGACAACGTTCTTGCATGGGCAACCACGCACGGCGACGAGATCTATGCCAATGTGGCAGCTAATGCCGACGCAATTGTCATTGGTGCTGCTCTCGAATCGGCTGGTGATGGTACCGTGCGTGTTGTAACTGCTTTTGACCAGGATGGTACTACCCCATTTGCGGTTACTCCTGAAGGTCATATTGTCGGGTACGCTAAGGAAGCCGTCGACAACTCGGCTGGTGGTACGATCGTACGTATTCGCGTAGTCTCCGTATAGTCTCTTTGGACTGAGGCTTAATTGTAACCGTAACCGTAACCGTATATTTGTTACACACTTAGTTAGGAACGAGGAAATGGAATCAATCATTTCGGCCGGCGGTCCAACGAGCGTAGACTTCTTGACACTCAATGGTAATGGTGGTTTCAAGACGTCTGCTTCTCTTGGGACTTTGGCTCAGCGACTTCTGCTGTCGAACTTCAATGCGAAGGTTCTTCGTACGAACGCGACGTTGCGTAAGGATGAATGGATCTCGCTCGACAATGCTCTTATCGAAATTGCCCGTCAGAGACTTCGTCTTGCTGGCGACCTGATGTCTCGTGGACTTACCCACAACCTCCGCAACGCCATGGGCAAAACGCGGTTGGAGTGGGAGACGGTCTCTGATATGACTGAAGCTGAGATCAACATGTCTGGTCTTACTCAGGCTGAAGAAGATCGGGTCAATTTCGAGCTGACTGGGATGCCTATCCCGATCATCCACAAAGACTTCTCCATCAACATTCGTGCGTTGGCAGCTTCGCGCGAGACGGGTGAGTCTTTGGACACAACTCAGGTTGCACTTGCAGGTCGGCTGGTGTCTGAGAAGATCGAGGATCTTATTTGCAACGGCGGCTACAGTGTCGGTGCAAACGGTTCGATCTTCGGTTATACGAATGCTCTGAACCGTAATACTGGTTCTCTTACTGGTTCGTGGTCAGACATTGGTACGACCGGCATAGAGATTGTACAGGACCAGATTGAGATGATCGGTGTGCTTCACGGTGATCATATGTTTGGTCCATATACCACATATGTGCCAGCGCTCGCGTTCGTGAATCTCGCCGATGATTACAAAGCGGAGAGTGATCGTACGACTCTGGAACGTCTGAATGCCATTCCTTCGCTCGAGACTGTTGCTCCTGCTGACAATCTTGCTGCTACGGAAGTTGTTACAGTACAGATGACTCGTGATGTCGTCGATCTCGTCAACGGCATGCAGCCGACTGTTGTCCAGTGGGACGAGAAGGGTGGCTTCCAGATGATGTTCAAGGTTATGGCTATCATGCTTCCGCGCATGAAGTCTGACCAATCTGGCCAGTCTGGTATCGTTCACTACTCCGAGTAACACTCGAACACTATTTGTTGAACAGGTAATATAGTCACTACCTGTTTGATGAATAGTTCGGCTAGTCAATAAGACGCTCCTTATTGACTAGCCGTCATACACCTTAACACTTGTAACTGCAACTGTTTAATTTACACTGCCAGGAGGTAACCGTGGCAAAGTTTGTACTGCAAAAAGGCACACACATGGCATTCGATGCCGAGATTGGTGCTCGTCGTAAGTTCCATGCTGGTGAAGTTGTGGATCTTAAGGCAGCAAGTGCGAAGGCGTTTCGCGACAAGTTCAAGTCGATTGAGGTTGTCAAGGCTGAAGCTGAGGTAGCTGAAGCTCAACTTGCTACTATCAAGCAGCTCGAGGCTGATGAAACTGAAGCTAAAGCTAAAGTTAAGTTAGCCGAAACTAATCTTTCTGCCAGGGTTTCGCCGGCCACTGAGCAGAAGGATGAGGGGCAAGCCACTGGTGTTGGATCACCCAGTGGTGAGCCTAAGTCCCCCAGTCAGAGTGGGCCCGTTGTTGGTTCGCAGCCGACTAACCCTGCAAAAGGCGTGTCCAGCAAATAGTGCTCCCTGCTGAGGGCCCACTCTGACAAAGGCTTAACTGTCTCCACTGTCTCTTTACTACTGGTTCTTACTACTTAAGGTCACTCTGCAATGCCAAGAGCAACTGATGAAGATGTACGGGCTTATGTGGTAATTAGTACCAGTGTCTCTACTGCTCCATATATCAACTCTGCAGTTGTGGTTGTTGAGAGCTTGCTTGAGGGTAAGGGGCTGTCAGAAAGTGTCTTAACACAAATTGAGATCTTTCTGGCAGCTCATTTCGCCGTCCTTGCAGTGGAACGAGGTGGTATACGAAGAGAAGCTATGGGAGAGTCAAGTCAATCCTTTCAGACTATTAGTGAGAATTTCAAAGGGTTCACCTTGACTAGGTTTGGGCAGAGTGCTCTTGCTCTGGATACCACAGGTACACTTGCAGAACAGGGTAATGCCAACCTTAAGGCGAAGTTTAGAGTTGTGGGTGATGCGTCACCTAAGATCGCAAGTTGAGTTGGGTCAGGCTAGGAAAGATTAAACAAGATGGCGGCTTTTAACAAGTTCAATCAGTTTGTGGAATTTCTGGCTGAGGCTGTATTTGATTTTGAGAATGACACTCTTAAGATCATTTTAACTAACACAGCTCCTGTAGCTACTAATCAAGTGGCAGCTGAGTTAACTGAGATTGCTGCAACTGGTGGTTACACTGCTGGTGGATTAGCTGTTACTGTAGCATCACATGGACAGACTGCAGGAGTCTATACGTTAGTCCTTGATGATTTGGCTATTCTCGCCACTGGTGAGTCTATTGGACCGTTTAGATACTTTGTGCTGGTGGATGATACACCTACCACACCTGCAGACCCTTTAGTTGGTTGGTGGGACTTTGGATCTGCTATTACACTAAATGACGGTGAAAGTTTACTCCAGAACTTTAGTGATGCTAATGGAGTGTTACAGATCACGTAGTCAGTAATCAGCATCTCAGCATCTCAGCAATGGTGTCTTAGGTAAGCAGCGTAATGGTAAGTCTAGTAGATACAGGCGCTGATTCTAGTGGGGCAAATGCTGCTACCTACGAGTTTGATATTGACATTGGCGCGGCTAATGCAAATAAGGGTGTCATTCTAGACTTTTACACGAGAGGAACCAATAACGAACAGACTCTAGTTGCTGCTAGTATTGATGGAGAACCAGCTACACCTGTAGTACAAATTACAAGGCAAGAAACGGGTGCGATTTGGGATTATCACGCACAGTTTTTTGCTCAGGTTTCTACTGCAGGAATTGTAACTGCTAGTGTGCAGGTTAATGCAAATCAGTTACGTGCTGCTATTTCATTTGGAACTGCAATAAATATTCAGCCTACTGCAAAGATTATTGCGATAAATACGGGAACTACTCCTTTATCAGGTAATCTGACGGTTAATGAAGGTGATATTGTCTTTGCAGGCGCTTCTGGTTCTTCGTCAGCTTTGGCTGGCAACGCTACATGGGCAGGTGTAACTGAAATAGCTGATGCGGTTGTTGGAGCTGAAGATTCTGCTTACACAGCGGCAGCTGCAAGCAATCTCGTAGCAGAAGTTAATAGAGCGATTTCCGTTAACTGGACTGCAGGCACTCCTAGCAATACAACTCTAATTGCAGCTGTCTATGAAGAGATTATTGAGTTTGACTTTACACTTGAAGCAGAAGTTGGTAACTTCTCTCTAGAAGGGCAAGATTCTGAGTTCTTACGTAATCTTATATTAACAGCAGACGTGGGAGTATTTACTCTTGCAGGTCAAGATGTAGTTATTAATTACTTGGCTTCTGAGACTGGTGAGTTTAGTATTAATGGTGGAGTGGCAGGATTTCTAGTACAGGATTTCACTGCTGGGTTGGTAAACTTTAGTGGATTTATTCATAACATCACTTACTGGAGGAGAGAGGGCAATGATGGTGAGGGAGGGTCATTATTTGCTGCTCCTGTAGTTATGCAGGCACGTTGGGAAGAACGAAACGAGCTTGTTCATGATGAGCTTGGTCAAGAGTTTGTAAGTCACTCTAGAGTCTTTGTAGAAAGGGTAAGACTGGACGTTGGAGGATATCTGTTCTTAGGTACGACATTAGCAGCTGATCCTACGTCAGTTCAGGGAGCTTATAGAATTCGTAACTTTATTAGGACACCTGGACTAGCACCTGGTCGTGATGAAAGAAAGGCGATACTGTAAATGGCATTACGTCCTTTCAGACCAGTTAGAGTTGATATCGGGGGTACACGCCCCGGATCTGCTGCTGCTGCACAATTTAGACAGATCTCTGAAAACTTCCGGCAATGGACACTTCACATGAGTGCAAATTCAGGTGAAGTGCTGAGAGCGGCACTAGCGCCAACTCTCAGAAAGGCAATCTCGTACACACCTGTTAAGACAGGTGCACTACGTAAGAGTGCCTATTTAGAAGTCCGGCGACAAGGTTTACTTGGTGGATACCAAGCTGAAATTGGTTTTGGCAAGGGAGGTGTACCCTCATATGCAATCATTGTGCATGAGGTTCCTAATAAGCATACCGAACCAACTAGGTGGAAGTTCCTACAGGCAGCCCTTGAGGAAGACGCCGCGGCAATAAGACAGCGCCTAGCAGGTAATTTTAGGACTGTCAGTGGTGTTTAACCTAAATAAGGAAACGTTAATAATGAAACGACTGGGTATCAAACTCTCTTTGGCTGCACTGTCGATCTTGACTGGTGCAGCAATTATGCTGACGCTACCAGCTGCAGCAGCTGATATCTATGGGGGCAATTCTGGATACACAACCCCAGCTGATGATCGTGCGGCTGTCAGATGGACTGAGGTCTATGCTGGTATCAGTGTTGGCTATGGTCAGTCTCATCGTGAGTACAACGTTGATGTCGACCACGGTGAGGAAGCTGAAGTCGAAGCAGCCACCTACAACCTGCTCAACCTGAGTGGTATCTCTTCGATGGGTGCTGCAGTCTCTAGTGAGCTTGGTTTTAACTATCTACTTCCGAATTCGCGTATCGTGGCCGGTGTACATGGCGGCTATGAGTATGTTCCTGATTGGAACTCTGAGCTCTCAATTGCTAACGGAGCTTTCACAGCTGAGCTCAAGCGTGGTGACTCTTGGTATGTCGGTGGCAACCTGGGTTACCTTGTCAACGACTTTACTCATGTGTATGGTCTGGCACGTTGGGTCAATCAGGAAGGCAGCGAGCTTGAGTTCACTGGCGGGTCTTTCAAGTTTGACGATCGGCAAGGTCTAGGCTTGGGACTCGGTGTCTCTACAGCGGTCACTGAGCTGATCAAGCTGCGGCTCGAGTACGCTCACAACTTCTTCGATGACGAGACTGTCTTCAGTAATGAGGATATCACTGTCACTGAAGGAGTCGATGAGGACATCATCAAGATTGGTGCAACAGTCTCGTTGTTCTAATCCAATCTTGATCTAGTCCACTATATAGAAGAGCATTAGGATAGAAGTTATGGCCAGTCCTGCTGTTGGTGCCAAAGCGTTGCTAGTAGCGGCTTCCGTTGGTAGCAACGTACCATCAGAGGACTGGTCTGTCCATATTTCGAAGATGCCCGCTATCCCTGATAGGGCAATAGCTATCTTCGATTCGGGAGGTGTTGAAAACCCGAATCCAAAATGGCTATTGGACTACAAGAGTATTCAAGTCCGTGTGCGAGGTAACGTTAGCGACTATACCGCTGTATATCAAAAGATAACTGATGTGCAGGATGTACTGTTAGGTTTAACAGCACAAACTGTTGCAGGTGATAGATGGGATGGCGTTACAGGTATTAGTGACATTACCTTCCTTGGTAGGGATGATAATGACAGACCTGAACTAATAGCGAACTTCAGGATCATTATCGAACGACCTACAAATGCACTGACTAATAGGGAACCACTAGAATAAGTTGAGGTTATACCATGGCAGCGAAACGTATTAGAGTCTCGAACGATGCTGGAAGTTCATATCACACGTTGCCGGGTAGCACTGGCGAGTTGCGTAATGAAGCCAACGAGTTGAATGACACCATTTTTGGGCAGTCATTCTCCTCCTCCGAAGTTGGTTTGATTGCTGGTATGATTGACTCGAATTCCTTCTACAAGGGCTTCGCAGGATATCATGCTGACATTCAACAGATGGCTGGTGTGACAACATCTTTCACAGCTGAAGCAACTACACTTGTCAGTGGCAAGACGTACAGAATTACCGACGCGACCAAAGATGTCTGGGATTACACTCAGGCTATCACCGTTCTTGATGGTGCAGCTGATGTCACCGACGAAGTAGAGTCGATTGACTTCCTGTTTGGAATATTCACCTTTAATGCCAGCTTTACTCCAGCAGATACGATTACTGTCGAGGGTGAGTTCTTTCCCAAAGTGACAGTTGCCAATGGACGCTCGTTCAATCTGACAATGACCCAGGAGCCCATTGACGACACCGACTATGAGACAGCACAAGCTAATGATGGGCGCAATACCTTTCAGTATGGTCTCAAAACTGTTGCACTTGAGATCGGTGGTGTGTTTGCCTCATCCAATGGCTGGCTTACAGCTCTTCAAGGTCGTTCGGATGTGATCATCGAGATCGCTCCAGTTGGCAGTGAGGGTGACGATAGTCGGGCTCGTGGTATCTTCCGTGTCAATAGGCAGTCGCAGTCTGGTGACGTTGGCAATCTTGAGGAAGAGACTGTTAACTTCACACTCAAGGTTCCACAACAGTCTGATGTTCCAACAGTTGGATTTGACGAAGAGCTTCTGTTAACACCGTTCAGATGGAATCATCCGGCTGGTACGAATTTGGCTACGGCTGTTCAGATCTGCTTGAATGCCTGGGAGGAGGAAACCACCTTACTGGCACAATATCTGGATGATGGTGTGAACGGTCAGGAAGCAGATGCACTGGTCTCCGAGATCTCCATTACAGGCGGTCTTGAGGCTATGAATGAATTCTCAGTTGGTCTACAGCTGTCAGGTGCATTGTCAACTGTACCATAAGGATGAGAGACTACCGGTCTACCAGCTTACCGGTTATTGCTAATTCACATTGACCAGCCGGTTCCTTTATCATAGAGGACCGGCTAGTTTATAGACGCACGCATACACGCACACACGTACACACGTGCACACTACGCCCTAAGGAGGCAATTATGAGCGACCCGAAAGCAGAACTACAACAGCGTCGAAAAGACATCCGCAATGCTATCTTGGGAGCAAAACCAGATCGCAGAGCATTGACTCTCTTTGGACAAGAAGTTGAACTGGTCCAACCACCTCTGGGTGTTATTCTCAGTATGCAACGTGCTGATGATACAGGTCAGAGTATGGCAGAGACAATCATCCGCTATATCTTTGTACCTGGTACAAACACGCCTGTGTTTGAAGAAGCTGATGCCAGTTCTATTCTACAACTCCCATTCGGTCCTGATCTGCAGAGACTTCAAACTGCTATCGGTGATCTGACAGGTATTGAAACTGAAATTGTGGAACAGGCAAAAAACTTCGTGAGTGGCCAGGTCTCCTAGATTTACTGTTCGTATGCAACGAACTGGGGAAGTTTGAACACGAAGTTTTGGCCTTATCCAAAGAGGAGTATTGCAGACTACTAGCATACTTCAGGTACAAAGCAAAAGTTCAGAAAGAAGCAAGTAGCGGAAGTAAGATCAGATCACTACCTGGTGGCAGTAGTAGTAAAGGTAGAAGAGCACCATCAGCTAAACCCGGACGCGGACGCAGAAAATAAGGTAGCACAAGGCGAGTTGTAGTTATGCTTAATCTAGGACAAGTACAATTTGGGTTAGGTGTTGACACTCGTCGGCTTCAAGAAGCTACTAGTCGTGTAGTTCGATTTGGACAAGCTGTTGACAGAGCAGCTCAAGCCACTGGTAACAATGCTAGACGTCACGAAGCTGCTATGCGACGTCAGGAAGCTGCTTCTGTTCGCGCATTACAAGCTACACTGCGTGTCAACGAAATGATCCGCAGAACTGCTGGTGGTAATGAGCAAGCACAACTTATTGACAGAACAACCAGAGCCTTTAATCGTCTGAGCCAACAGATGACTATGGGGCAGCGGACAACTCTAGCATACCAAAGAGCCAACGAGGCGTTCGGTGCTAGCATGTCTACCGTTCAGAGGCGCATACAAGCGTTGCGGGCAGCAGAAGCACAGCGGAGACAAGGGCACACAGCTTTTGGTGAATTCCTCCGTGATATGGCTTCAGCTTCGGTACTCGCTGTAGGTCCTCTGTCTGGTGTCGGTGCTAGGGTGGCAGCACTTGGTGCAGTTGCTAATAGATCAGGTGTAGCACTTGCTGCCTTTATTGGTGGTGTTATTGCTGCTGGTCTTGTCGTAACAAAACTGTCAACAGCAGCAGTTAAAACGGCTTTTGACATTCAACGTATTGAAGCTCGATTAAAGTCAACAACTGGTGCAGTTGAACTTGCTGAGATTGAATTTAACAACCTGCAAAGGTTAGCTGATGTAACAGGCATTGAGTTTGTTACTCTGGCAGACCAGTTCACCCGGTTCCAAGCCGCTGCACAAGGAACATCACTAGAGGGTGACAAGGCTCGAGAGATCTTCGAGAATATGGCTCATGCAATTGGTAACTTCCAGTTGGATGCAGTCTCAGCTGAAGGTGTGTTCAGAGCACTTGAACAGATCATGTCGAAAGGCACGGTCGCTGCAGAAGAAATTCGTCAGCAACTTGGTGATCGTCTACCTGGTGCCTTTAAAGCCGCTGCAGATGCAATGGGTGTCACAACTGCAGAGTTCAACAAACTACTGAAGAGAGGCAAAGTTGCATCTGAACAGTTCTTACTACCCTTCTCACAACAGGTCAGAAAGAGATTGGCAGGAGATGCTGGGGACGCCGTTGATTCGTTGAGAGCGTCTGTCAATCGCCTGACAAACTCCTATACGATCTTCAATACTGAGTTTGATAGAGCATTTGGTATTTCAGCTGCATTCAAGTCTGGTGTTGAAGCTCTAACTAGTGTGATACGGTCACTTGGTGAGAACATTCTAGTTGTGTCAGCTATCATTGGTGGGCTAGCTGGTGGACTTTCATTACTAGCACTGCCGTCACTCATACGCATGTTCATCTCTTTGACAGCTGCAATTAGGACAGCTGCAATTGCATTCATTGGTCTTAATGTTGCAATGGCAGCTAATCCGTTCCTTGGTGTTCTATCGGTTGCTATACGCCTAGTTGCAATTATTGGTGGTGCAACACTAGCTGTCAAGTTGTTTGGTTCTTCTGTAGCGGAAGCTGCTACTGCAGAAGATGAGATGAAAGAGAAGTCAGACGCACTCATTGAGTCACAAGAGCAATTAGGCAAGACTGTCAGTTCTACTGCTAATGACTTTGTCAAAGCAGCTGAACTCAAAATTGCAGCAATGCAACATGAGATCGCTGCTACTAAGTCTGCACTGAGAGCCTATCAGATATTGTACCTGGAGCAGATTAGAAATAATGATGCGCTTAGGTTAATGCATGAGAACACACAGAAGTTCCTTGTGCAGATTGATCCAGGTAGTGAGTCAAAGGAAAGTGGTGTTGGCCTTCGTATGACAAGTGTCGAGCAAGGTTTCAAGAACCAGATCGACGAGATGAATGCGTCTATCAGTGAACAGACAGATCGTCTTGAGAAGTTGAAGAAGATCAGAGAGACACCTATCGCTCCTGGTGGTATTCTTGACGGCGATGAGAATGACCGAGCTGCAAAAGCCATTCGTGAGGCTACTCAAGCTATTGACGGATTACTTCGTGCTAATGCAGCTATGATGCAAGGCCCTGCAGTGTTTGCAGCCTTTGAAAAGCAAGAGGAGTTCAATAAGAAGATCTCGGCTATGAAAGACCGACTAACAGATGCTGGTGTTGCAGCTGATATTATCAAAGTCAAGATCGATCAGTATTCATTTGCTTTGGAACATAACCGTAAGATCTCTGAAGGTGTGTTTGCTGGTCTGCAGCAACTAGCTACAGGTCTTAGAGACACTATGGTAGAAGCTTTCAACTCTACTGGCAAAGCACTTGCAGATGCATTGGTCAACGGCAAGTTAGAAGCTGATGCCTTTGTTGACATTGTCAAGGATATGGCAAGTCAGATCATCCAGCAGATATTACGCCTTGCTGTTATCAACCCAATTATGAATTCCCTATTTGGAGGTGCTACTCCACTACCCTCTCTTAGCTTTGGTGGTCCTGGATTTGCTAAGGGAGGTGCATTCAATAACGGTGTACGCTTTATGGCTCAAGGTGATATTCTCAACAAGCCAACACTGTTTAGAACTTCAAGCGGTCCTGCTATTGGTGGAGAAGCTGGTACAGAAGCAGTCATGCCTCTAGTACGCTCATCAAGTGGAGACCTTGGAGTCAGAGCAGTTGGTGGAGGTGGTAGCGGTTCACAGACACAGGTTCAGATCTTCAATTACACTGGTGCTCCTGTAAGGGAAGAACGTTCAAAGTCTGGTAATAGAGAGATTGTCAAGCTACTTATTGGTACAGTTAAGGAGAGTGTAGCCAGTGGAGGATTTGATGGACCTCTGACTAGGTTTGGGCTGTCACCTACTAGAAGGAGGGTATAGCTATGCCCGATTGGCCCGCAACATTACCCACCAGTCCACTACTATCTGGGTTTAATGAACAGTATGAAGACTTCAATGCTTCATTTGAACCTGACGTTGGACTACCAAGTACTTGGCCAAGATCTGCAATGGTTAAGGTTACGGTTCCTTGGACTCAACTCTTAACTAATGCACAGAGGGTTATTCTATTTAACTTCTGGAAGGATGACTGTGCGACAGGTAGTTTACCATTTGATATAACAGACCCTGTTAGCTTGTCAACAGTAACTGTCAAGTTCATGGGTGGTATCAGATTCGCTGCAGGCGTTGGTCCTCGACCATGGTTGGCTGAGTTTACTCTAATGAGGCTTGCATAGGCACAGGCACAGGCATAAACTATGACCTCACGTGATATATCTGCTAATCTGAAAAGGCAACTCTTTACTCCTTGGCGTGACAAGGATATCAGAGCTCTGCTTACGGTGGATCACGCACAGTTTGATACACCATTTCGTTTCGTATCGGGGGATCCTACAGAGTTTGCGGATATAGTTTCGAATGGTAATACATTCATTACTTTTCCATTCGATGTTACTTTACTGACGGATGATGAGAGTGAGCCTAGAGCTACAGTTCGCATTCAGAATGTGGATGATCGTATTGGTACTGCACTACTTGATCTACCTGATGATGCTGTAACAATCACTTTACAGATTGTCATGCGCGAGACACCTAATGTTATCGAGTACGAGGCTGTCAACTTAGAATTGGTAGATGTCGTGGTTGACGCTATGATGGTTACAGGCACAATTGTGATCAGAGGTCAAGCTATTGAGCCATGTCCAGGAAGGGTATTATCAACGCGAATCTCACCGGTGTTCTTTAGATGAGACAGCCACGACATCAACAGCGGTATGCGAATCCACCATGGCCTGCTATTTATTTGTATATCCCGTTTAAGGAGCGGGGGTGCGATTATCATGGATGTGATTGCTGGGGACTAGTTCGTCTTATTCTATTAGAACAACAGAATATAGAACTACCTACTTACTCTGAAGTTGAAGAAGGTGCAAATCTCCAGAAGCTCAAAGCTATCGGAGGGGCAGCTTTAAGCGAGCAATGGGAAGAAATTACTAAAGGTGATGAACGTGCTTTTGATGTTGTTCTAATGAAAGGACAGATCGAGCATGAGGGGAGTAAGTACTCACGTCCTATTCATATAGGATGTGTAGTAAAACCTGGAATGCTAATTCATATAGAACTGGGAAGTGAAGTCTCAGTTGTGGATTACAGAAACCATCCCAGAGTCAAACATAGGGTGGTAGGGTTCTACAGGTACAGATACAATAATGATATAGTATAGGATGTACTTTGCATGCTTAAAGATCGTGTGACTACTACCAACAATATTGAACTCCAACCATTATTGGTCACACCTCTGGCTATGCCCGTTATATTGCGCCCATCGCCCTTTAAGTTAGCTACTTCAGAATATCATGCTCGGCCTGGACAGTCTATAGCTGACATCTTAGGTGACATTCCTGATCTGCCTCCTGAAATTTGGACACATGGAGTTGTGCAAGTAGGAGGCATTGAAGTTCCTCGAGAATGGTGGTCTCGTGTTAAACCCAAACCAGGTACACGTCATCTTATTTATGTGGGTGTCAAGCTAGCTGGAGGTGGTGGTGGAGGTGGCAAGAACATCTTCACTACAATTGCTGCCATTGCACTGGTCGTTGCAGTAACTGCTATTAGTGGGGGCATCCTTGGGCCGGCAGGTGCATTATCAATATCTGGCACACTATTTGCTGCCGGCTCGACTTCTGCTGCACTCTTAGCTGCTGGCGTATCGGTTGTTGGTGCTTTAGCACTCAACGCACTAGCGCCTACTGCAGCTGACACACAGACACAAGAAGAAGATGGAGGTAAGAAGGCAGAACTGGGAGCTGCTTCGATTCAGGGCAATGTACTTGAACCATTTGGTGCAATCCCCTTTGTAGCAGGTACTCACCGTGTCTCACCACCACATCTAATATTACCTTGGACTGAGAGTGTTAACGATGACCAGTTTGTGTACGCTATTGTCGGACTGAATGGGGCACATGATTTCAATGACATACGTGTCAACAATGCTCCTATTGGAGACTTCGACGCAGATGAGATTGAATTTGAAGTCAGAGATGTTGTTAACGATGACACCCCAGTCACTCTTATAACTCAACAGGTGTATGAGAATCAAGCAGGTATTGCAGTTTCAGCGCATAAAATTAATGACGATGCTACGGACGAGCTGCAAAATTTAACAACTCCTTCTCTTTCATATCCGAGGTGGCATGGTGTACGTAGTCGCACAGTACCTGATGAGATATGGTTGCAGTTTGGATGGTCGGCTCTAGTCGCACAGACTGATGAAGGTACTGCTCGAGCTGGTACACCACTTCGTATTCGTATACGTCGTGCTGGTGAGATAACATGGATTAACCTACCTGAGTTTCACGTTCAGAGAGAACGTCTTGAAGCTTTCCGTGGTATGATTAAGTTAAGATTTCAAGCTGCTGGTCCGGCACTAACCCGACTTGATCAAGATGTAACTGTTCCACCATGGAGTCATGCTTTATATCTTACGGATACAGACAATGACGAATTATTCGAGGTAGATGAATACTTCGATTTAGAATCAGGTAACAATGCTGATAATGTATCGTCTGAAGATGGTGTAGCTGTTATCTTCTTAGACCCAGAAGTGTTCCCTCTGGGTACTTATGATATACAGGTTAAGCGTGGGTATGGATACATTGTGAGTGATTTTATTCCTTCTGCATATACGTACTTGACTGAGATTCCGTACTTCTTTTCACATATACCAGCTTCATCTCCTCCTGCTATTAGACAGGAGCAGGCAAAGCTTGCCACTCAAATAGGGTTGCAATCCATATCGAGTGTATGGGATGAACCACCTCTAAAGGAAACTGGTCTATCTCTGATTGCAATTAAGGCTAAGAATATTGCTATTAACTCATTAACAACTATTGCAACGGGATATGCAAATACTTGGGATGGTAATGATTGGGATACTTTCGAACCCACTAACAATCCTGCTGCATGGTGGAGATTTCTTGCTCTTGGTGGACAGAGTGCTAGAGCTACATTTATTGAGGCACAACTCGATGATGACAGTCTAACAGACTGGTTTGATTTTTGTGAAGGTAGTGTTGATGAACGAGTCTATGAATGCAATGCATTCTTTAATACAAGCAGAAGCATTGGTGAAGTACTTCGCATAGTAGGTGCATGTGGTAGAGCTGCAGTACGTATGTCAGACAAGATAGGGGTAGTTATTGATAGAGACCGTAGTGCTGAATCTCCTATACAGTTGTTCACACAACGTAATGCTCGTGGTCTCACTATCAGAAGGGCGTTTCCTCGTATCCCTGATGGACTTCGTGTAAGATTCAATAACGAGGACAATGATTACGAACCTGAAGAGATCTTTGTTTATCGTAAGGCTTTGTCCACTGTACCATTGAATATTGAAGCTATATCCTATCTAGGCATAACTAATACGTCACAAGTAATTGATCGAGCTTATCTGGACTTGGGTCAACTACTTCAGAGAGGACGTCTATACAGCCACGAAGTTGACATTGAGAATTTGTACTGTGTCAAAGGGTCTCTAGTAGCGTTGGTATACGATACTCTAGCGCGTCACTATGATGCAGCTAGAGTTGTGTCAGTGCAAACCTCTGGAGGAGATGTCACAGGTCTTACACTGGACGCGCCTCTACGTCTATCCTTAATTGGCTCACTAGGAGATCCATCAGATTATCCTGCAGGAGTTGTGATACAACTCAAAGATGGAACGACTATAACTGAAGAGATCGATGAGGAAGTAGACACAGACACAATAACATTCGCAACACCGTTCACTATTCCTGTTGACGATAATTTGGAAGAGCACTGTCTAGTTGCTTGCGGACCTCTATCCGGTGTTGAGAAACGTATGCTAGTTTTAGGAATTGATCCGTTGAGCGACTATACAGCGGCACTAACTCTAGTAGATGAGTCCATACGTGTTCCTATTATCGATCCTGATGGTGAACAACTAGTAGATCCAGATAGTGAGGGCATCTTCGCCCCCTTCTAATTTAATTGACGGAGCAGTACAATGGTAGGACGTGTTCCTATAGATGGTAATATAGTCAGATGGGATTTCGGTACAGTTGAAGAAGTCAAAGCAGTTATCACTGCGGATGATGATCCAGGTGAGACAGGCCAAATTCTAACTAGTGCTGGTGCAGGTGAACAACCCACTTGGGAAGACCCTGCAAGTGGTGGTGGAGGAGCAGTTGACTTTCAGAGATTCAATTCTTCCGGCACGTGGAACAAGCCTACGGATGAATCTTTTGGTCCTAACAGCATTGTCGAGATCTATGCGGTTGGTGCAGGTGGTGGCGGTGAGACTGCGTCTGGGAGCTCAGGCAAAGGAGGTGGAGGGGGCGGCTCATCTAAAAGACGAATGCTCCTTAGCGAGCTAGGATCAACAGAAACAGTTACGATTGGTGGAGGAGGGGCTCCAGAGACTAATGGCGGTGACACTACGTTTGGTTCACATCTTACGGGTTACGGTGGTGGGGGCGCCACTACGAAGGGAGGATCTGGTGATGCTGGTGGTCCATTAGGTCAGCTCGCTCAACCCAGGATCATTTCACTTTCGACCATATATCTTGGTGCAGGGGGGACTACCGTTAATCCTCCTGGTGATGGAATCGACCATGGAGGGGGTGGCGCTGGTAGTCAGGACTCTAATCCTGAATTTCTAAATGGCGGGGATTCAGTCTGGGGAGGCGGTGGTGGTGGCGGCGGTGATGTTGATCAAGCAGGAACAGGCGGAATAAGTATCAATGCGGGTAACGGGGGAGATGGTGGCTTTAACGCCGCGGTGGGAGAGAATGGAGTACAACCCGGCGGTGGCGGAGGAACAAGTGAAACAACGACGGCTGGTTCCGGAGCTGACGGTCGTGTGGATGTAATTGTCTATCCGGTTGCACCCGCGCCTTAGAGGAAGATACAATGGCTAGATTTGCACTAGTGAAGGACGGTAAATTTCTGAATACAATCGCTGTGGATCCTGAGTCTGGATTTGTACACCCGGATGGGGATATGATACCGATTGAGGATTTGATGCCTGATGCTTTGACGCGCAAAGGCATCGTCGTAGCCGAGAATGATGAAGATGTTCTTAAGGGGTTTCAGGAAGGTAAAATCGTATCTGTTGGTCCTATTGACAGCCGCTCTGTTTACGGATTTCTAGTAACCGACGAACTCGTACCTGGAATTATAATATCTTCATCGGGGACTACGGGTACAGCGAAAGGCACAATAACGCCTTGGGACGTGTTTGTTAGAAGATCTGAAGCTTGGCTTTCCTTGATTGGAGAGATTCAAGGTCCTGTATGGCACGTTCATAACTGGCGTAGTTCTTTGGGTTGGGCATCAGCTAGATTTTCCTTTCTTAGGAAAGGCATTGAGTGTTACTATGGATTTGATAATCGTCCTGAGACCTATAATCTCGTTGTTGGAGATCCTGGCGTATTATCAAAAGCCGTTCGTCGAGGCCTGCTTACTGACAAGGCACCTGTGATATGCATGGGTAGAATAATGGAGGAGCAAGAATTATCAATTCTACTATCCTCTGGTCGTGTTGTGTACGATCATTATGGTGCGTCTGAGACTGGCATTCTGGCCATGACTAAACATGTCATTCAGAACGGTGTTGTCGTATCAAAGACAGCTCTGGCTGACGGTGTGTCAATAGGTCCTAGAGGAACTGTGATAGTCAAGAATGATCGGCTTGCGCTCAAGTATGCTGATCAACCTTTGCGAGTGACTGATGGCGTGTTTGATACTGGAGATCTAGCTGAAATCACACCGGAAGGGGAACTTACTATAAAGGGTAGACTAGGCTAAATAATATCTGTCCAATAAGACCAAGAATTCGAGGCCTGAATGAATGGGGAACACAATATCAAACCAGTTAGTAAACATCAGGTGCCACAGCCACAGCCACAGCCTACATCGCATTTGCAAGATCGTGAAGAGTACATGACTACGCTTACACCACATGAGGTTGCAGAGCTACGTGCTATACTAGTAGCGAGAGAAAGAATTCGCTGGCTACATAGCACGGTTAGACTTTGGGTTGGCTACGTATCTGGTGGTCTAGTATCATTGTACATTATATGGGACTATGTGGAGAAGTTGATACAAAAACTACTCTCTTAATGTACAGCAGCAGCAATATAGTGGTGTCAGGAGCGCACTCAATGAACAGGCATGTACTAGCGGCAACTTCAACATTAGTCTTCTTAGGACTTGTTGGATATGCTTGGCATTCAACCTTCACACCCCCAATTGAGGTCGTAGAAGTTAGACTTGGCAACGAAGTAGTAAGCCAAGGTGAGAAACTGCAAGTTAGCTACCGTTATAAAGTAACACGGACTAACTGTCGAGGCACTCTAATAGGTGAAGTGCATGACGGAATTGAGACTGTTCGATTCTTCGAGGGCTCACTTGAAGTGCCCGAGGGTGCTTTAGAAGTAGGTAGAATCATTCAGATTGGTCTACCTTCGCATGCTAAACCAGGTAAAGCTCGTCTGTATTTGCATGCAGAATTTGTGTGTAACAGGATCAATACTCTTGGACCAATAATAATTGATATGGGTAGCTATACTTTTACAGTCCAAGATGAAGCTACTGAGTCTAGATCCAGATTGGTGTCTACACTTTGGGCTCGTGTGCATCAACTGAGTATGAAGGTCACTAGCTTAACTCAGAAGGTTGACAAGTTGGAAGAGAATAAACGTAAGACTGAACTTAATTTGAGACCTGCTCCAATCAAAACCAAAGTTGAGGCTGCAGAAAAGCGATTAAGTGTGAAGCTTCCAGCATCTAAACCAAAATCCCAAAAAGTCGCAACCAGCACTATCTCGCACAAAAAGCATAAGAGTCACAAGAAGGATAAGGTAAGAGAAACGACGCCCAGTAGCTTGTATGCTTGGGTTCTTGAGATGATCAAGTAACCGTGCAACCAACCAGCAATCGTGTAGCAACTAATTGAAGGGGAGCAAGTAAGATGGCGAGCAGAATTGAAGAAGTACAAACTAGGGACCAACAAACACCTGCCGAAAAAGCACATGTAGGTGTTAAAGGTCTTGTAGTAGAGGATTTTTACAATCCTGGTATGCCAAGTATGGATCCGGCGATCCTTATTGAGACGGCTCGTATGCACAATATTGAGCCTGAGGCTCTGCAGGCTTTTGCTTTGACAGAGTCACCTAAGGGTGCGTACATGCCAGATGGTAGAATGCCAATCTTATACGAAGCTCATGTATTTGCCAGAAACACTGAACCGAAAAACAGGTTCAGTGAAGAGTATCCAACTCTGTCTTCATCCAGTTGGGACCGTACGTTATATGGTGCGGGAGGCGGTCATCAGTACGATCGCCTACAACGTGCTATGATACTCGATCAGCGAGCAGCTCTAATGGCATGCTCCTGGGGAGCGTATCAGATCTTAGGCGAGAACTATGAGATGCTTGGGTTCTCCACTGTTGAGGATATGATCCTCTTTATGTTGGAGTCTGAAGCAAATCAGTTCGACTGCTTTATGCGTTTCTTAACGAAGCGTAGTATTATTCCAGCCTTACGCGCTAAGGACTGGGATACAGCTTTCTTCAAGTACAATGGACCTCAATTTCGTACTCATGGATATGACGTCCGTTTCCTTGGATACTATCGTGACTTAATATCTCATACTCTGCGTAAAGGTGCTCAGGGTGTAAAGGTTACAACCTTGCAGAAGCTTCTTAACAAGCAGGGCATGACGGTCACTATAGATGGCATCTTTGGTACTGCAACTGATGATGCTGTCAGAAAACTCCAGCAGAGGTGGGGCATTGTTGTTGATGGAGTCGTTGGTGCTCAAACCTATGAGAGGCTAGCTGCTGAGCGAGTTGCAGAAACTTCAATGCTTGAGTCCAAACGCAACATTGGTGGTGCTACAGCAGTAGTAACTGGTGTGGCAGCAGCTGCTAAAGGTGTGGTGGATGCAACCAATGGAACTACAGCACAGATTGACAAAGCTGAGAGTGTGCTCGACTCAATCAAAGACCTTCAGGGTGTGTCTGGCGGTCTTAGAGAAGTGGTTGTCTCCGCAAGAGATGCAACAGAACAGGTGCAGAAGGTCAATGACAGCGCTAGTGGAGCGCTACTAATCTTTGGCTTCATCGTCATCGCTATCGGGGCGTATGTCATTTGGACTAAGTGGCAAGACCGTAAGCGTGAGCAGGGGGTGCCAAAGAAATGACAGCTATCTTCACCTTCTTACTTAGCTTCCTGTCAGGTGGGGGTAGTATTATTCTCCCTGCTCTAGTATCTTTGTTAGCTTTAGTTGGTGCCTTCTTTGGACTTAGGAGATCCGGATACAATCAGGCACAAGCAGAAGCTAAGGCAAGCACTTATAAAAAGGCTTACGAAAATGAAGTTACAAGAAAACAGGTTGAACAAGACCTTCGCAATATGTCTGATGATGAGCTTGAGCGGCTGCGCCAGCAATACACCAGCGAGTAGCTTTGGTCTTGCTGTTCAACCACTTGTTTGTAGCGGTTGGGAACCTATTATAATGGCTCCTGACACTAAGTTACCACGCAAGCTGTTCTTACAGATCGCCGCCCATAATAAATATGGTGAGATTCAAGGTTGTTGGAGCCCGAGTCCTGCTGGGCGCTAGAAGCTGGTGCTAGATGCTAAGCGGGTGAGGGAGTCGGTTATCATAGGTTTACGCCTCCTTGACTAAGATAACCGGCTCCCAACTTACTTGTGGTCCAGAACTAGGTACGACTTATGTTATAACACCAGCTAAAGTAGTGCGTTGCCCTTATTAGCAGGTGTGTAGCTACCCTTATAACGTCTGTCAGTCTTAGCTTCATTGTTTCGCGTCTTGCGATATTGTATCCAGCCGTGGAAGTTTCCCCACTGAGACGTGTATAAGCCTTGAGGATCCGGTTGAGCAACATGTTCTAGTGGGCTGGCATGCATTGGGTCTGCTGATATAAGCTGATCACCAAGATCCATATCACGTTCAAGATTATAGAACGGAGGTGCATTTTTGACGCTGTCGTCTGTAACAGTAGTGAACGACACACGTGCACACCGAGCTACAGACACTCGTATTGCAGCATGTACTCGAAGCTCGTGAAGTCTGACTGGGTCAATATGTGCATAAGTGCCACCAGTGGTGCCACCATTGCCACCACCAGAACCACCCATGCCATTAGCACTGATGTGTCCTGTAATAGCTTCGTAATCAGATGCCGTAATGTATGGAAGATACCACTGACCATTCTCGAGTAGTACTGGCATGCTGCTCTCAACGGCAATAGCAATCTCATCTGCAAGTACTCTGAATTCAGGTTGAGCAGCTGAATGAGCACGCAAAGCAAAGAAGTTTGCCCATTTAGTTGAGGTCACAAGCACCTTAATATGGCTGTGAGGTTCTGTCAGTCTATTGGCAAACTGTTTATGTGCACCAAATCTATATAGCGCATAGGCACAGTGGTATGAAAACCTCCGATGTGTACGCCAGACAGCACGAGCAGCAAAACGTCTCCAACCTTCAAGCTCTCGGTCAGCCTGCATGCCTTTTTGATGAGCACCCCAATGAACTGGTTCGGCTGGATGTCCTTTAATAGCGTCCAACTGTCTGTGAATTGGTATAGCTCGCGACGAAGCTGAGTTCCGAGAGAATACCCTGTGTGTCATAAGCTCAGCATGAATAAACCTCGGATAGGTCAACTCAAGTGTAATCAACCTATCCATGTTAGTATTGACAGCGTCTTTGATAACCCGAGCAGTAATGATCGTCATAGTATCTCAGCTCCCTTTCAATCTTAACGTTTCGACTACTTTGCGAATATGACTTGCACGCACATGGACAGTGCCATAAGGTACAGGTCGATATTTCACTCTTGAAAAGTTAAGCAGACCGTTCATGATCATATCTTGCATATCACGATACCCTGCACCACCTGCACGAAAGCCATCACTCTCGTACGGTATTTTAAATAAAACTGGAAAGTAAAAGACTACGTCATATTGACGGAGAGACTCAAAGGCTCTCAAACGCAATCTGGTGTATACATGATCTGGTAAACATTCATTACACTTGATCAATAGGTATGCAACCTGATCAATTAGGGTCCGATCAAAAATACCATCAGGGTTATTAAGGTCTTGATCAACCTTAGCTTCGAAGATAGCAATTTGAAGTTCAAGACGTTCTCGTGGAGTCAACTCGAGAGCTGTCTTTTCATTAAGCCCTCTACTCTCCATGACACCACGTGCAACACTTGGCATATACCTCTCGGGTATTAAAGCTTCTAGGTCTTTCGCCGTAGTTGTTTTACCTGTTGATGCAGCTCCAGTAAATCCTATCCTCACTGTACTAGCTCCGTTGTGTCACGGTAGAAGGTTTGCCTCCAGTCAGCGGCATACATAAAAGCAACTACCAGATTTCGTTTGTGATCGATGTCATGTCCCCAAGTCCAATATTCTAAGTCAATTCGCTTCTCATTAGTATGTGTATTAACTCGTATTGGAACGTCCGTAAGTCGATAGAACTCAAAGGCATCAGTTATCGCATCGTAACGTTTAATAATGAGATCGAACTTGACTCCTTCCATATCCTTGTGCTTTAAAGGATTTGGCAAGTCTTTAGCATAATACCAGCGACCAGGAGTTATGTTATACCTGGTTGGGCTGAATTTGGATCCGGATGCGGATGTAGTTGCAGATGTGAATGTGTCTGACTCTGGGCGCATAACTTCTCTCTAATGGGGGAAAAACAGTTGTGGCGGATCTGATCTCAGCGCGATTGTGATCCCCCACCTGGGGTAGCGACTGGAACGTCAACAGCTTCCTTCAACTCTAGTACCCAAAAGGTACCATCATCGTGCTGAACTATCGTATCAAGATATACGAACAAACCATGACTTCGACTGTAATACTCCCATACACCATCATTGAGTATAGCATAAGAAGTAATATGCTCTGGAATTGTTATACCATGAACGCGAGTGATAACTACAACAGATGGGTCTACTGAACCACCACCTCCAGCAGTACTACTCGGCATACATAATAGACTGTCACTGCCAGCTCCACCAGCCACACTAGTTTCACTATAATCAGCAGCGTCGTCACTGTCGTCATTATGACTGTCGTAGAAGATCTCTCTAACGACTTTGAATCTGATCTTACCCATGATCATCAATGCACAAATAATCAGGCTGAATATTACTACAAACAAGATAAACGTCATCGCAGCTTGATTTGAGAACATAGCTTGATTTATGAACATCGGGTATCTCCAAAGAGAGGGGTGACCGGCGCTCTATGAGCTTACCGGTCTTTTTGTTACTCCAGCCCACTGTATTACTGTATTTACCGCATCGCGGGACGCAAAATTTTCAGTCAGTTGTGCACGCTATTCTATTAACTTACTATCGTTGACAGATAGCGCGTCGATTTGTTTCAGCCTGATATGGCTTTCGAAGTGTTCACGAGATAGTGGGTATAGGTAGTGCGGCCGTAACAGCGCGAGCACGTTAACCCGGATCATGGCAACAACTGTTTCCTCCCCATTAGTGAGAGAATCGTCCTTCTCTCTCACTAGACTAGTATTGGAGTATACTTCCTTACCAGAGTTAAAGGCGTGCATAATCCACGGGATCATAAAGTCGTCAATCGACCCCATTCGATTTGTGATAAGTAGTACACAGTCAGCTTGCCCGATCTTTATATTCTGAGCGAAGTCGGCAAGCCCAAGCTCGGTATCACCGTACCCTTCGATAAGTGTATGACATGGAGTGTAGACATATGCTCCACTTAGAGTGAGTGCAATGTCCCAGTCACATACTGCGCCAGTCATACTTGCTACGTTGGCGCATATAGTTACAATTCTACCCTTTGGATCCCAGAGTTGTTCCTCTTCCTTTGTAGCAACAACAGTAACATTCTTGGGAAGATGTTTTTCCACCTCATCCTGGATAGATAGTTGGGCCTGTGAAGGTTTGTGAGGTGAAGCTTTTGCTATCTGTCTAACGTTAGAACCTTGTGTCTTCTCAGTCATTGAGTGATATCCTGTCCTATTATGTGTTTACATGTGCTTTGTGTTTCGACTAGCCACCAAGTCACCTAATCACATTTGCTTTGGTGACAGTCAATGCATGTTAAACATCCCTCCTTATATTGTGTGTTACGAGAGCCACAGAACGTGCAGGTGTTACTAACACTGTTGCGACCAGCAATATTGCCAGCAGCAGCAGCAACAACTCTTAGTGGAGTTGCTAGAGCTTTCACTTTGAATAGTGGCGTACTGTATGAACTATGATTCTTTATGAGCTCACCAATCTTAGCAATGATAGAACCATAATGACGCTCATCCATGAAAGCACCATTATGGCTTAAGGTGATCTCTCCAAGTTGATCTCCAACTTCATTAGCTGAGACGCCAGCCTGTAACAGCTTGGAGATCATGACTGACATAGCTACAGCCCACTCATTGTAGTGATCATTCTTAGAAGAGATGAACACTTCAACTGGTTTGCCATCTGATAGATGATTGATGGTAACGAACACAGGTGAGGATAATCCAGGCCAGCGCAACTTGTGTGTTACACCATGAAGCATACCCTCACGCTTATAGTCTGGTGTAAGCGTTATCACCTCTGGTATTGTAACCACATCTGCAAAGTCAAGTGTTAGAGCTGCCTCTGCTGCTTCTCCCTCTGTCTCAGCCGCTGGCTCTTTGACAGCGCTGAGGATCTCGTCGCGAACGTCACTGGGTCGATAAGTAGCACAACCTTTACATCCAGTTTTGAATGCATGCATATAGACACTCTTGAACCCATTAAAGGGGATGTCTTCAGGACAGTTGACTGTCTTGGAGATTGATGCATCAATGTACTTCTGAATTACACTCTGCATCGCTATATGATCATCAGGCAATATAGTGTCAGCTGTACACCATTCGTCACCTGTATGAATCTCTTGGTAAACCTTTTCAGGGTCAATACCATACACATGAGCGTACATACGTACAGCATAGCTATAGGAGTTATAGGACTTGAATACGTCGTTATTGTTCTCGTCTTTAACCTTGATCTTACGTTTCATCTTATGCAGGAAGTGAGGTTCACAACCACCACTTACATCACCAAAGAGGATAGAGACGGTACCAGTAGGTGCAATAGAGAGCATATGCGAATTACGTAGACCGTGCTCTCTGATCTGCTCACGCATATCTTTTGTCAGTGTCTTGGAGAACTTTGTTTCCAAGTGATGCGCTACACTAAACAATGGAAACGCTCCACGCTCTTGTGCAAGTTCAATAGACGCTTTGTACGCCCACATTTCAATGTGACTCATAACATTATGAACTACTGACCTCGCTTGTTCACTATCGTAGCTAAGTCCAAGCATAGTCAACATGTCCGCTAGACCTGTAATACCAAGACCAATGCGACGCTTATTCATTGCCTCTTTGTATTGTTGGTGCAGAGGGTATTTGGTAATATCAAGAACAGCATCCAGGGTTCTGACACCCATCTTGACAGCATACTCCAGCAATCTCATATTCAGTCCAGCATTGCTGAGAAACGGATTTGTTACAAGACGAGCCAAGTTGATTTGTCCGAGATCACAGGCACCATACGATGGCAGTGGCTGCTCAGCACAGGGATTCGTGCATCTGATTACTTCCGCGTAATTCAGCGGATTCATTTCATTCACTCGATCGATGAAGATAACACCTGGCTCGGAATATAAGTAGGTGTTCTTCATGATAGCGTCCCAGAGCTCACGAGCTGGAATGGTATCCCAGATGCACTGCCAAGTGCCTGTAGCGTCTTGGAACGTACGATGTATCATACCCTTCTTGGGTGACGTGTGATACAGATTCCACGGTTCATCATTCTCAACAGCCTGCATGAACTTGTCAGAGATTAATACAGACACATTGAATGAAGTAAGCATACCACGTTTGGACTTAGCTTCGATAAACTCCAGTATGTCAGGATGATGGTCTGCTAGTGTAGCCATCTTCCCACCACGACGGTTACCACCACATTCCAAGGCATGCCCCATAGCATCCCATAAGCCCATGAAGGCAACTGAGCCGCCAGCAAAGAATGCTGCAGTGGAGACTTCAGCCCCCTTTGGACGTAGAGGAGTAAAGTCTACGCCAATACCTCCACCATATTTCTGAGTCTTAGCTGACTCATGCAGGCAATCAAAAATGCCGTCCAATGAATCTGGTAGGGTCCCCATGACGTAACAGTTCATAAGCGTAGAGTCATGCTCATCAATACCAGCGCCGGCTATAACACGACCTGCAGGAAAGAAGACACCCATTGCCATCAAGCAGTATAGAGCAGCACTGAAGTCTTTGCCGTTAGAGACTTCGAATGCTCCAGCTACTCGTGACAGAGTCTCACTTATTGATAATTCATTACGACGTTTGTACTTGAGTTGCCAAACATCGTCAGTAACGGTCTCTTGGAACAGAGGAAAGAATGCTTGCTGAACACCCATCATTTCCTGCAGCTCGGACAGGCAGTAATAGGTTGGCGTAGGTGCGCTTATCACCTTACCACCAGCGCCATTGCCATCGCCAGCATCTTCGTGTGTGCCAGCGCCCCCGTTTCCACCAATGATTATGGTACCTTTGCCGGTCTTTTGCATCTTAAACTAACTCCGTAGATCTTGCGTTGTCGGTTGACTCTTGACTCTTACTGGCTCTTGTGATGCGTATGTACGCAGCCTATACTGCTTCTTCCAGATCCTCTGGATCCATGGCATTGTTGCAGATGTCATTGGTCAGCGTAGCAATATGTCGATACAGTGGAGAAGCCAGTGGAGTTGCCTTGTGAGCATTCCCCAACTCTTTCAACGCCTGCTCAACTGTAATGCCACCAAGACTCTGCTTCCAGATAGTATTGATCCTCCAGAAGGTTTTAACTGCTGCCGCATATTCCGTGCCCACCATGCTCGCCGCGCTCGCCGTGCCTGTCATGTATTGTCACCTTTATGTTGCTGCTTCTTCATCTTATAGCTCAATTATAGAAAAAAGGTTCTGGGGTCATCAAGTGCCAAAATTATAGTCGTTACGTCTAATTAAAAGTGTATTGACCTTTGACTTTGTACTTAGTCGACTTTCCCCAGTGTGTGCCAAGCTCTGCCTCGGTAGTAAAGGGTACAGTACTCAATCCCCATAGGGGAGCTTCCTTAGCCATATAGTACTGAATGAGTGCTACTTGATAGTCGATAATGTCTAGATCGTTGATAACCTCGTGCAATCCTGCATCATGTATAAGATTGACAGGTACACACTTATATCTACGATCTCTGACAACTCGTCCAGTGCTTTTCAAAGTTACATCAGATGCAATACTTTGAAAAGGAAAGTTGCTAGCTTCATTTTGTACACTATGTGCGTTGGCTCTTGTAACAATTCCGAATCGACGTTTACGCCCAAAGTTGGTAATCAGAGTTCTACCCTTGAGAGGGGCCTCACGACACTTCTGAATATAGTCCCAGGCATGTGGGAATCTGCTAGCCCAGCCTGATACCCAACGTTCCCCTTCCGCCTTTGGCATATTGAATTCTTCTGCGATGGAACCTCCAGTGCGTCCATAGACAATTCCGAAGTTAACTGCTTTAGCTCTGACCTTTTCATCTTTGTTATATCCACTGCCAAACAGTGTGATACTAACTTCATGATGGAGGCCTGGATGGTCTGGATCAAGATAGATCTCCATTAGTCCTGGGTCACGAGACAGCTCGGCAAGCACACGCAATTCTGCTTGGTTAAGATCAACCTCTATTAAGACGTGACCATCTTCAGAACAGAACTGACTTCTGATCTCAGGATCACGAGGTTGGTTCTGCATATTAGGCTTGCGAGAAGACAATCTTCCAGTAACAGTACCATGAATTAAGTATGATGCATGTACACGACCATCACGTTTTACATGTCCACGAATGATACGGTTCTTCTCTCTCCGCCATGGAAGTAAGACTTTAACATATGTGCCCTTCTTCTTAGCCAGTCTTCTATAGGCAAGGACGAAGTCTATGGCCTTGTGTTCCATCGTGGCTAAGATGTCTTTGCCAGTTGATCTTTCCCCTTTAGGTGCTTCCAAACTAAGTATGTCAAATAACAATCTTGTAATCTGTGGTGGGGACTGCATATTAAAGGTCTGACCACACAGCTCCATTGTGTAGGCATCAAAGTCGCGTTGAAGCTCAGTCATCTCCTTATCGAGCCTAGCCATATTGTATTTGACTTGTTCTTGATCAACTTTAATACCGACAGTCTCAATACGCCCAAGCAGATGTGAAGCATCAACCATTAACTCATAATAGGCTGTACGTGAATTAAGATCACCATTCACTCTTGGATGTAACACACGCCAGCTTTGTAAAGTAGCAGCAACATCCTTTCCTGCATACTTATACAGAATGGGACGAGGTATTACATCGTAACTTGCATTCTTATCTGGTTTGTGTTCATCAAGCATAGCCTTCCAGTTAGGTGCTTTAATAGCGTCATTGCTAACTTGCTCAAGGTCATGAAGTCCTTTGTTCTCATCTAAGGTATATGACAGGAGCATTAGGTCTTCATCAACACGAGCGTCAATGTCTATTGCCCAGAAGAACTGAATATCGAACTTACCATTATGCCAAATGAAGATGACCTCATCAGAGCTCCACTCTAAGAAGTCTTTCATCGCTGCCAAGTATTCTTCGTCCTCGAATGCCTCTTCTGGTATAACGTAGCTATGTTCATCCTCCCAAGTGAAAGCCAAGCAAAGTATAAGGTTCTCTAGTGCAGAGAAGCCAGTTGTCTCAATGTCTGTTGCTATCGGAACTGGGCTAAGGCCTAGCACCTTGTACCACCATACTACATATGTAAGTCGATCTATGACTTGCATAAAATCGTCCACAGTATGTAATATAGTCTCCGTGCTATTTTTGTATCTGGGTCTTTTTATGTTCTGGATTGCTTCTGCAGCAAGTCCTATGTCACTTTTGAACTTGTTAATAGACCCACCACCACGTAGAAGGAATGCTGGGTGTACTGAAGCTACAATACCGTGCGAGGCTAGTGGAGATGGAAACACTTGTCCACGCACTTGTGTGATCTTAAGACTGTAGTCACCTGTCAGCGACCATATAGCTGCCGCGCCCAACGCTAAGATAACTGATCGTGGATGTGCAGCTATCTCAGCAATCAGATTACCACGACAAGCTTGACAAGCGTGTTTAAGAGCTGTCTGATCTTTCTTATCACCAGGAGAGCACTTAACAGCGTTTGTAATGTACGGCTCAGGATGGTCTGCATTATACCCAGCTGCCTGCAACTGCTTCTTTAACAAGCCTCCACTTTCGCCAATGAATGGCATCCCATAGATAGCTTCTTTCTTGCCAGGGCTCTCCCCGACAATAACAAAGGGGGAGTCAGACGGTCCACTAGATCCACATGTTCGTGACTTAAACACACAGCTTAAGCACGCATGTGCCATAGTGACATTGGGACTTAACCCCTTACCACGAACAGGTGACAGAATACTATGAATATCAATAGGCTTGGACACGTGTCTAACTCCCAACTCCCTCTCTTAGTATTCGTCTCAGCATCAGCTGCAGCCACTTTTATATTGGTTGGATTGCCTCTCTGAACCACTGCATGTTAACAATGGGCAATATACCGTTACTACCATCTACGATGGTGTCCCAGTAATTGCCACGTTTACCGTAGTCGTTGACTGACAGTTTCAATTGCATGTGTTTAAGACCAGCACGAATAGGAACAGCACTGTCGAGTCCCATAATCACTGGTGAATGACGGCATGACAGCACATCATCGAGTATGTTGTCAGACATTCCAAGAAGATGAATTGGTACACCAGGCATAATAACACTGCAAGCATCAATGAGTGTGCGACGAGATGTGATACCATCGAACTGGAGAGCATCACGTGGTAGCCCAATCCAGTTGATCAAGTCTGTTGCTTGACATGCCCACTCAAGAGAGTCCAGATACTCTGGAAGCGACGTTCCTTGTGGAACAAACATGTGATATAGCGGTATATGCTCATCATCGACCGTGTCCAACATAGTGAAGTAGTCTTCCACCTGAGAGTGTGTAGCCTCCTTATCACCAATGATATCTGGCAGCACAAGTACCTGTGCTCTAATTGTTCTAGCAGCACGTAAGATCTCATTAGCAGTCATTGGCATACCAAGCTCAATGACAGATGTATCCATAATAAATGTTGGCTCAGACAAGCCACATCGATCATGAGCAATTCGTACTTGGTTAGCCCAGAGATTCCATCCTGCTTGATTAGCAAGCACTTCATGTGCGAGCAGCAAGTGATAATCGCCAACTACTGGAACACCCTTCTCCAGAAGATAGTTCATAGTGCCAAGTGGTCCAACTGGTGCAAACTTAACAGTCATTGATCTTAGTTCCTCTCTTAACTAACAGTTGTTTAGTTGCCTGCGTCTATAACTTACCTGACTAATTGAAACAGTTGGAAAGCCTCTGCTCTTGCTTGCGGAGCATCTCTAAATGCACCCTTTACTACGCTAGTCGAAGTTATAACACCAGGAGTGCTAACACCACGACAAGTCATACAAGTGTGCTCTGCCTGTATGACACAGATGACGCCTCTAGGCTTCAGATGTTCACTAAGCAAGTTAACAATACGATCGTTGATGCTCTCCTGCAGAAATGGCTTTTCATGCCCAACTGCATCAACAAGACGTGCGAGCTTTGACAATCCAACAACAACACCATCTTGTGGAAGATATGCAATATGAGCATGACCATATGCCGGCAGTAGATGATGCTCACACAACATAGCAAATGGAATTTTTGTCTGTGCAACAATAGCTGTAGAGTCAGCTGACTGAAAGCTTTTTGTCAGTAAAGCCTTAGCGTCGAACGGTGTATTGAATGCTAATAGCATCTTCACCCAACGTACCGGTGTGTCTTTGATACTAGGGTCTTGCAAATCCAACCCAACTTCATTCAGTATATGCGTTACATATGAAGCTAACACTTCTCTATTTCGACGAGCAACTTGCGACGCACGAGGAAGAGCTGAGTTACCATCAGTGACTGTTGCAACTGACATCTTTAAACTACTCCTTTATTGTACCTTATTGTTAATACCTAATAACTGAAGCTACACTCCTCGTGCATTACCCCACAGTAGAACGTGAACCTGTGGTAGGACCCTTACATCGCGCATTCGAACGTCTTGAAGAATGTCTTCCATGAGAATACGATATTCATGAATTAGGAAGTCTCGCTCAAATCCTTCATGTACTGGCCCACCTTTTTCCGAAGGTGGCATTGAATTACCCAGCGACAAGAAGTAGGAGCATCGCTGCCCAAACGATCGAGTGAGCCCGTGGAATACCATTGCAGCATGATCAATGTCTTGTGCAGAGAACACAACAATCTTTACTGCTAGTGGTACAGATGTATCAGTAAGCCCAATAAAGTTAACAAGCTTGTCCTTCTCAAATCGTTCACCCATGCCTGGCGCTTTTGGTGATAGTACTACACTATTACAAAGATTCACCCAAGGTCGAAAGATTGTTGCTTGTGTCTCAACATGAATCTTAAATCCATTGAGCTTCAGAATTGTAATTAAATTTGTAATGTCATAAATTAACGGATTCCCACCTGACAGTGTTACAGATGAGCACATGGTTCTATTACGCAAGTCAATCAAATGATCGAATATGTCAGCTACCGTCATATATGTTGCATTCTCTTTAATCAAAGCGGGAATAACAGCATGCATTGAATCGCACTTTTGACAGCGATAATCACACCCACCAAATCGGATAAAGAAGGTCTGTTCACCTACAGCGGGACCTTCACCCTGAATTGTAGGACCGAAGATCTCCATAATTGGTAGCTTTTTTGTACCTTCAAGAGTAGACTCGACTTCAAGGCCTGTAGCTTCTTTTATGATGTCCTCATTCATAATATCTCTGCCTTGTGCTAATGTTGTTAATGTTTAAGAGGAGCAGCACCCTTTAACAGCATACTGCTCCTGTGTGTTTGTAGTCGGTCGCTGACCGCTAGTTGTTAGAACTGTTTACCGTGAAGTCTTGGACGACCTTCGTTGAAGAGGCCCTTCGAGATAATAGCAGCTCCCAGATCAAAACCCATCTCTTTAGCTAGATCAAAGATTAGAATGACTGCATCACTCAGTTCTTCTTCAAATTCGGTATGGCTTGGGATCTTGTCAGATGGTTTATCACCACGACGGTACTCTTCGAAGCCTTGACCGAGTTCACCTATGATCTTCATCATCTTGGTCGACAATGATCGATCGACTTGAGGATCCCAGAAGCCTTTCTGATGGCCTGTAAAGTTGACCCATGTTGCAAGTGTATCAAGTGCACCAGCAAGTTCATCGGGCTTGAAGGTATGACCTGCAAACTGATGTTGCTCAGGCCATAGCTTCTCTTTGTCTACCTTTAACATAGTTACGTGTACTCCACTATCAGTTAGTTAGTGCTACGTTATTGTAAGTGCGTGCGTGCTCTTATTAGTTAGCGTACTCGGTGCTGTCGTCCACACACGCATCAATGAATGCTTCTTTACGTGCACGACAAGTTGGGCAAACACCACAGTGAATATCATCGCCTCTGTAACAAGACCATGTGTCACTTAAAGGTGCACCCAGTTCATCGCCGAGTTCAACGATACGATGCTTCGACATGTGGATTAGAGGAGCCACAAAGCGTACACGCCCGTAGGTTCCCAGCCAGATTGCATTTGACATGGAGCCAGCGAACTCCGGTGTACAGTCTGGATATGCGAAGTTTACTGCATCACCCTCATGCATGCCAGCATAGATATGAGCAACTGCATCTTCTTCATAGATGCCGGATTCGATACCGCTATCGAGTAAACCAACGACATACGATGCTGCAGCTGTAATCATCAAGCCATTCCGGAAAGGAACGTATGTTGGTGATACACCTTTAAGCTCAGAATAATTAACGTCAGGAATATCTGACTCTGTATCTCTGAGCATTGTCGACTCCGGAATGATGTTCGACAAGTCAATTGTGTGCTGCTCAATACTCCAGTGCTTGCATATATCACTAGCAGCGGTAAGCTCTTTGCTATGACGCTGCCCGTAGTTGAATGATATAGCGTGCACTTTATTAGAGTCTTGCTTATGCATTGCTAATGCCATAAACAAAGCAGTTGTGGAGTCAATGCCTCCACTAAACAATATAGCAGAGAAATCTGGTACTCCAAACGCCTTATCAACGTTGAAAGTTCTCGTCGTCATAACTATTCACCTATGTTGTTTGGAAGTTGTTAAACTAGAGAGATGCAGATGCAGATGTAGGTGCGAGGCTAGATGGGAGAGGGTAAACCATCTGTTTGTCAACATAGAAGTCTCCGGCTCAGACTAACCTATGTTCAAGCCTCGCTAGTGTTACCGAGCCTAGCGGGGGCGTTAACCCAGTAACACGTTCTTGTTTAACTCATGCTTATACAGCTCAAGCTTGAGCTTACGCCTGCATGAACTGATTGCCAGCCTCAGTGTTGGGCTTCATACCCTTAACGGTATTCCGCTTCTCACCTTCGTAGTTCTGGAAACCAATCTTGACCATAACCTGCCGGCCGATCAGAGCAGCTTCGTCGCCAATCTTCTTGACGTCGAGACCACCATTTGCCGTGCGATATGCAGGATTGGTCAGAAGGTCAGGGAAGCACTGTGCTACAGTTGCCTTGGAGTAAGGCGCAGCTTTTGGCGACCACGAGATATGGTTGTACACCTTCTGCTCAGCATAGTCACCACTGTCGACGGACATCTTCGTCGTCCACATTGGCTGGCCAGAAGATTGAGATAGACCGTACTCGTGCTCTTCAATCGTCATCGGATACCAGCCAGCAGGAAGATTAATCCGCTTGGCCTCTTCAATGGCATCGATATCGACGATATGTGCTTCTTCATTGACTTCTGTGTTAGGCTGGTTGTCGAACTCAGACATTGGCTTAACCATCTTTCTTTAACGGTTTACGGTTTACGATTTGCACACTTCATGACACTCCATTTTTAGAGAGGGAGGTGTCCTCTAAGTGGTAAGACCTGCTTCCTTCATAATGCCCATCATAGATGGGTTATCAAGGTAAGCCTTACCGCCTTTCGAAAGCCTGGATTTGGCATCAAACTTGCCTCCCACAGGCTGTAACCATAGACGCCGAGGAGCTGCTTTATCTTCCGTAGAAGGTCCAACAACAAGGAAGCCTACGACGTCAAAGAACCCTTGAACCTGATTGCTAAGCTTACCAGTTAAACTCACTGTATAATGGTATGCCTTCAGCTCATCTTGGTCATAAGACGTAGCAGCTGTGATAATCACATTCATGTCAAGATCACGAAATGACCTTACCAACATCTGCATCTTGTTGAAGTTCTGTTTGTATTCCTTGAACTCAGCAGTTGGTAGATCAGCAGCAAAGCTCATGCTGTTGGACAAGCCAAGCAAGTCTGCCATACAGAGATCATTGAGTTCTGTCAGAGAGTCGATAATCACTGTGTTGTACTTGCGAAGACGCCCGTCAGGATTGTCTTCAGGTGATAGTACTTTGTCTTGAGTGATCTTAAGCTTCTCTTCGTCATTGTTGTTCCGGAAGACAACGTGTGCTCTCAAGTAGTCCAAAATGAGTTGAAGCTTCTTGAACGAGCTAATCTGAACAACATCAATACGCTCGTCGAGAGTGATCAGCGCATTGTCTATTAGAGACATCTCACCAGCTTCTGCTGAGATAAGGAAGACATCAGACATAGCTGGAACATCGACAGCTGTACCCGCTAGCGTAGTCTTGCCAACTCCATACTTGCCATAGAGTAGTGCCTTGAGCTTCTTTCTCATAGCCAGTCTACGAAGTGGCACTACACTGAACAGAGGAGCCATTACAGCCTTCTGTGGCTCAGCTGTCGCTACAGCTGCTGGTGTTGCTACATTACCCTTCGGTGGGGTGACTGTCGCCGTCGGTGTCGCCGCCACTGAGCTGCTTGTCGAACCTTTCGATCCAATCGTCCCACTGCTCGTCGGAGGCGTCTTGGGCTGGGAGGGAACCTGGGCGCTTTGTGGCACTGTAGTTGTAGCTGCTGCCATAGGTTGTGCTGGAGCCGTCGTCGCCTCCGAAGCTGGGGCTACCGTCGCCGGCTGCGTCGGGGTTTTCAATGGGAGCGCCTGATCTGTCATGAGTTACACTCGCTTTACTATGATGAAGTATACCGCCAAGTTTCTCGTGTGCTAGGAGTTCCCACTCACTAGACGCCTTATGGCGAACACGAAATAGTCCTTCGTCGTTAAGCTCCTGTTCGAAGTCGGAGCCGTCGTCCATTGACACACATGCTGACTGAAAGTCACACCATCCACACATCCAATTTGGACTTGCATACATAGGTGTGTCTGGGTTCAGCATTTCATGAACTTCTAGTAAGATCTTTCTCCCCTCATTGCCAATCTGGAATTCATTACGTGAGATCTTTGTACGTTTGATAAACGCATCATGATCCCAACTCTCTCGTTGAGCGAGCATATTCAAGGTCTCAACATGTTCTGGAGACCATTTGTTAACTACTGCTCCATAAACTTTTGTCAGTGCAGCCTTGTATATCTTATGCGACGTTACTTGATTCTTGGCAACACTGATATTGCCGTTCTTCAATATACGTGCTGGCTTAGGAACAACCTTCTTATGCTGTTGATAGATAACTCCAGCGATTGGTAGTTTGTACACACATGCTGCTGCCCAGCAGTAGGCTGTTACCTGTGGGTCAGTTAATAAGTGGTAGGTGTCAAGTTGCTTAGCTGTCTTGTATTCGACAATCCAGAGCATCCCATAGTCGTCAATTGAGATCCTATCGAATGTGCCTCTGTACACTACCTTTCGTTTATTAATACGTGACAAGAGGTGAGGGTCTATGGGAAGCTCGATCTCAAACGCAACCTCAACCTGTGGAATGCCATCTAAGACATAAGTTGTTAAAGGATCTCGTCTCTCAAGCCAATCCTCCTCATAGAACCTTAGCATCTCAGGTCCGAGCAACAGAAGCTCAGGAGTCTCAGGTGGAAGCCGATCAGGATACAGATCCATAGAAGCGTCAGTGAACTCTTTGAACGAATCCACAAGAGTAGAGTGCTGCTTTGGTCCGTGAAAGTCTTTTAATGCGAAATGAACACCTTCACCAAACCATAATGGGGCAGGTTTTGAAACTGGTTCAAGTCCACGATTCAAATGTGACCCAAGCAACCACTTACGCCGGCAATGTCTATATTGGGCCCTGTCGCTGGTATGAATAGGAACAATACTTTTATCAAGCCCCCCACTATTGTGGTCGTGCCCATGCTCTGTGCCGTTAGACATTGTTAATTTCCCCCTGCGATCTATTTATATAATATCGCATTTTTATGACCGAATCAACTGAAAAATTGCGACTTTTGTGACAAATTTTTTGACGATTAGATTATGCCGCTATCGGGCGGCTTATACTTGATCGTCGTAGCTCTAGCCACAGCTAACCCAGCTCGCTGTTAGTAGCTTTGTTGGTCACAGGTTAACTACCGCAAAGCTTCAATCAAACGATGTGTCTGTGAGAACAGCTTGTGTACATTCTCTTGTTTGTACGCAAGACTGTACAGTATGTCTTCATCCAAGCTACCTTCATGTAATAGGTAATAGATGTTGATCAAGCCATGTGGATTGTTAAGTCGATCAATACGATCCTCAGCTTGATAGTTAATTTGTGGGTCCCAATCAAACCCAAGCATAAAGGCTTTGTCAGTAGTCTCCATGTCAAATGATTCAGCGAACTGTGTTGTACAGATGGCCAAGCCACCATACTTCTTAAAGTTGTAAAGGCCTTCAAACAGGTTGTCCAATCCCATCCCACCAGAGAATGTATAAACTGGAATGCCAAGAGAGACACCGTTGTCGCTGGCTGGTAACCCAACTTCTTTACCACGACCTTCATAAAAAGCTTTCAGATAAGGCAGCCCCAATTTAAACGGTGTGAAGATAACAGAGTGTCTCTCTGGAACACTAAGGTCGAGTAGCGTATCTTGAATATGCTTAGCACCTCCACCAATACCAAGCTGAGGATTAAGAATAGCTGGACAGCTAGTAACCTGTCTCAACTTAATATACTGAGACAATGTATTGAGCATCACCACTGGTGGAGCGTCCTCTAACTCCAGCAGGAACTCATCTCTGATCTGATCATAAGCTCGCTGTTGCAGTGCATCCATTTGGACTCGAATAACGTCACGAACTTTCTTTTGCAGCCCAAGTTGCTTCTTAGTTGCTATGATTGCATAGGAGAATAGCATACGTTTGAATGCTTCCTCGTTGCGAGTGCCCCATACATCTTTGCCATGTGGTGTTTCACTAACGTTACACCACGTGCTAACAAACTTCCAGTATGACTTGAACAGTTTAGGGTCGAGCACATTTAATGTTGCGTAGAAGTCTTGAGCTCCCTTAGAAGCAGGTGAGCCCGTCAACATCAGTATCTTATCTGATCTGAAATGGGTGGCTAGCATCTTGTGTGCTTTGGTATTTCGGTTACGCATAAACTTATGATGCTCATCCGTCATAATCACATCGAAGTGCAACGGTGGCATATTATCAGAGTCACGTGTTAGAAGGTGCCAGTTTGATATTACAGACAGTCTGGGATGCTTTGCATGCTCATTATAGAACTTGATTCTTTCATGCTTGGTATAGTTCTTACCAATGATAGCATACTTCTCCAACTCCTCTGGAAACCATAGCCACATGACCTTAAGCCAACCCAGTATAGCCCTCTCTGTTGGTATAATCAATGATCGACTGGGTGCCCAGTTCTTTAATGCTCTAACAGCAACGACAGTCTTGCCGCTACCCATTGGCAGCCCTAAAATATGCCTAGAATGCTTGTTGAGCTTCTCAACAGCTTTATCCTGGAAGAGGCGAGACTCCATTGGGATATCCCTTGGTAGCTTACCCCTGTACAGCTTGTCTGCTATTTCAATCGCTAGCATTAGTTATGTGTCCTAGCCTGTTCGCTGCTACTTTCGTGCCTTTATGAATATACGACGTTGCCTAGAACCTGTAGTTATAACCTCCTCGATTTCACCAAGTTCTACTAGTCTATCAAGACATGCAAGCATATCCCAACTGTCCCCACCAATTTCAGCTATTGCTTCTTGGACTCGTACAGCACCTGCTATCTTGATAAGTTTATACACTTGATCACGAATCTTGAGGAACATTACTTGTCCATCTTCCGTGAAGATGTTTGCACGCTGTTTCTCATATGAATACGTCATGTGTCATGTACCCAACTATTTTTAGTTTCTCGTGCTACTTTTCGTGGTAGTCTTCATCATCGAATCTCACGACGTTTTCCAGCTCTGCATCGGCAGTGAAGAAGATCTCAGTAGGAGTCTTCACATGCTCCTGCTGCTCAACATGCGTCCAGAAGGGTAAGTACCTTCCAGAGTTAGCTTTTGCATGGCTGATCAACCTAATAGAAGGTATATCAACGCTACCCTCTGAAGAGATCTCCAATCCATACTTCCTGGTGAGTGAAGTTAGCTCATCCAGAAAGGTAGCCAGCTGCTCTTGAGTTATGTCACTAGCACTGGGTACTATGACATCTTTATCTTCTGAGTTGAACTCACTTGACATCAGTAGTCGCCAGTTTATTCAATTGCTGCAAGACAGATGTGTCTACATCAGCAGGTGCTCTAAATCCCATGAATACAGTATGTCGTGGCAGCTCTTTTCCACCAGCACCCAGGTACTTGAACTTGATAATCATACCAGTGGTGTGTTGACGCTTCTTCCAGTAAGTGACACGTTGTTCATCTGTGAAGCCAGTACCAACTTTGAAGGTAGCACCTCCCCATCCAAGTGCTCTGACAACAAAAGCTCCAAGCTTACCTCCACCAACTTTATTGTCCTTGTGTGAAGACCGCTTGGTATAGCCAAGAGCGTCAGTAGTTGCCACGTTAAGATTGTGGTTGAGTTCTTCGTGACCAACAATGATAGCTTCAGCGTCACGAATGTCTTTGATCTTCAGTAACGTACCCTGCTTGAATGTAGATCTCCCATGTTTATAAAGGCCATGTGGATCTCGCAGAATACATCCCTCAAGGTTACTTGCCAAGAAGTCGTCCAACCGCTCACGAACACCATGAACATTGTTCACCTGGAACTCACCAACGAGTTGAATGCGATCACGATACTTACTTGGTAAGTTGTCAATGATAGTATGCAAGTGTTCTCGCCTTTGGTTATAAGTAGGACCTTGCATAGCACGATCGAAAACATAATAGGTAAAATCAGGTTGACCACCTATTGACATGATACCAGATGCTGTTGCCATACAAACAGCTGGAGTTGTCGGATCACCAACCATCAGCTCACCATCACAGAGGTTGAACACTGGATAGTCTGCACACAGATTGTAGAAGAATTCCTGTACATATTCGTTAGGTAGGAACTTCCCCGAACGTGACATCATATAGTTGCTGCGGCAGACAGCACGAATGCCATCGTACTTGACTTGCAAGATCTTTGGATATGTAACCTTGTGCAAGTCTTCGACATCAACAGCTGCAGCTAACATCGGGCGATGATCAACGTTATGCATGATGCAATTCTCCTCGGTGTGTGGTATTAGGCGTGCTAGACGTGTTAGGCGTGCTAGGCGATGATCTTGGAGCACTCAGGGCAGGTGTGTCTCCATTGATCGCCTTCTTTATAACTCACCCATTGAGAGCCTTCTGTATCATTCTTGAAGGTATCAAGTGCATCTTGGAAGTTGCTACAGTCGGTCTCGAACTCTGCCTCCTCACAATCATCACACCTGAATATGATGTTGCCGTACTGCTTGTCGAGCATGTTTCTTACTCCATGATTATAGACTTATTATAGAAAAAAGGTTCTCGGACTATCAAGTGCGAAAAGAGAACCGCCTACAAACTATTGACGTGTGACAGGCGTAGCTAGACAGCTTAGGTGTAACTAGATGCCGCCAACCAACTGTAATACTTGTACCTCTGTTAGTTCAGGAACACTTACACCGAGTCTCTTAGCCGGGTAGCTGTCCATCCAATCTTTGACCTTAACAGCTACGGCCAGTTCAAGATTAATGATATGAAGGCGTTGCCGGAGATCGCGCCAGGTGCATTGCCCAGTTTCAACATCGACTCGTTGAAGACCATATCTTTGATTCCAAGCCATAGTAGTTACCTTGCTCCTCTTTTAACTAGTTGTTCTGACTGATTGACTGCTACTCTTCGTCGTGATCCAAGAATATGTTTGAAGGTTCCTTCTCTCCATCATGATACATCAATGACGCATCGACTTCGATTTTCGTCATTCGGTCTTCTTCTTTCCACGTTATTTTATCCTGTTGTGCTCTGGCAAACTCCTCGATGAATCCTTTTTTGACAGAGTACTTCTCTAAAAAGATAGGTACATCAACAGTAATTGTAGCTGTCTCTTCAATAGTGATCATACGCTTTATTTCAACTGTGTATTTGTTCATCAGCCTAGCAACGCTCCTAGAAGGTTAAGTCCACCTATACACGACGCGAATAGCAGGATAACGAATACCCATGCGGTAGAGAAGTAGATTAGAATCATAAGTGCTCGCATAAAATTAGGCCTATCTGCTCACGGATGGGGGAAAAACAGTTGTTGGGGATCTGATCGTGGGCGCGATATACGGGCTTGCTCTGAGGCAACCGCGGACGCGCGGATATCACCCCTGCTCATATATTACCGCTCTCTTATCGAGGTAATTGATCATGTCTTCAAGGCTACCCCAAACAGCTTTGTTATTGTTCATCACCCATTTACCCTTAGATGGGTAATAACTGACATGTAAATTCCAATAATTAAATGTACAATGATAATCCGTTCGACGTACATAGTTTTTGACCTTGGGATGTGCTCGTAGAACATCTTCTAAGTCAGCTTCAAATGTAAGAAGCCTAGCATAGTTGATATCTTTTAAGTACGCCCGCCAAGCATTGAAGAGCACACCTATGTCGTCTTCTGTACCAGGCTTTACATTCTCGAAGTACTTCTCTGGAATGCGTACTGATTTAATAGGATCAGACATTTAGGTGTGCTCCTCTCATGCAGCTTGCGCAACTTGTGCAGCTGGCACAGCTGATCTAGAACTTGCCCAGCAGGATCAAGATCAGCAGTACTACCAGTATGAGGCCACCTGCTCCCCTCGTCCCATAGCGATTATATGCAGGTAGAGCTCCAACAAGAAGTATAACTAGAATGACTATCAAAAGTGTATTCGTCGTCATGCTCTCACTCCTTTTTACAAAAGACAGTCTTACTATAGTTAAGTAGCCATTGCCACTACATCTCGACTAGATCAGGGTCGAGCTTGATTGGTGCTTTCCACTTGTCCGTATCAAATTGATATTGCCAGCCGCTATTGACACGCTCCATGTCCTTGAATATTACCAGCATCTTCTTGTGACGGCAGAAGGGTACGTGAGCTGGGCAGTCACAAGAGCTGCCATTCTTGTTGAGCTTGTACTCACCAAGAGGATCGCCGTCCTTGTCGAACTTGATCGCCTTGAAGCCATCATCAACTTCAGACGTAACAAATGTATACCAATCATTCTTTGCCATGCTTTAACTCCCTAATATTAAGTTAGCATTGTAGGTGCAATAGCAGACTATTCCATACGAAGATCTACATTAGGAATAATCGTTTGAGGCTTGAAGATAACACGGTAGTGATAGGTACTTACGTCTTTTGCTTCTATCTGCTCAGCAAAGTAAGTTACATTGTGCGACAACCCTAGAAGGTGCTTCTTAAAAGTAGCATCACCTGTCTTACAGGTGACCATAAGAGTCCGTCGATCTATACCGTCGGCTACAATAGAGCATCGTCCTTCAACTGTTAACATATATGTGTCGGTAATGCCATTGTAGAATACAACTCGACGATTGATCTCAAACATATCAGCCGATCGGGAAAAATTACGTGAAGCAATACTGGCATCATCACATGCGGTTAAAAGTGTGCCAACTAGTACTGCGGCAAGTAGAGTGCGACTTTTCATATTACGTTTAGCTCCTGCTATGAGGTTACGGGCTCTAGTGTAATTGAAATGGTAACACTACCATCTGAACGTTCAGTTAGGTACATGTCAACAATTGCAACAGGACCTTCACGAGTGCCATGCTTAGTGGATAGTTCACCCTCATCGTGGATATGCCACTCGACAGTAACGTTGTCGCTATTCATGTTTAAGGGGTCTGCAAGCAACTGTGAGAGTGCGACTCTCTCAGCCTCCTTCTGCTCACGCCTACGTTCCTCTCTACGTCGACTGCTTGTCATTTGACTCTTTCCAGAATCTTGAAGAACACGATAATCTGCCACAATATCATCAACCCCATACCCAGCATAACACTGAGAATGAGTAACGGTTCTCTTCCTGTAGTAAGAGCAACAACTGCCAGCACGATGTAAACCACTCTGAAAAGCAGCAGAACAGTAGTGCCGAATTTCTCATCATTGCTCATAGACGTGCCACTCCCACTCTCGCTTTTCACCGTTGATTGTCAAAGAAAGCATCGTATGGATGCTCCTCTTTACTAGCCTCTAGCTCACGCTCGAAAGCTGCTTCATCGCTAATATCGACGTCTGTCGTTGTGGTATGCCACGCTATGGTAAGCGCTGCTCTTGCATCTCTTAGACGTCCAGAAAGGATTTTGATCTGTCTTCTCTTCCTTTCCTGAAACGAACTTAACGCCTCTTCCCTTGTTGGATGTGCGAATTTCTTTCGAGCATCGTACCTTACGAACCTGCCTACCATTTGCCCCATATCCAACCAGACACCCTTTGGGGTATGACGGAGTACTAGATACTCATCAAGAGTAACATGAACACCGTGTCCATGAGACTCTCCAGTTTCTGGGTCTACCTCCAGAGACACATTATGGTTTTCGTATCGGTAGTACACCTCCACTTCTGCCCCACTTGTGCTCATGTGTATGCTGTTGCCACTGGTGGTCATTTGACTGTACCTCTATCTCTTCCTTAGGCTGGTTTGCTACCACAAACTCAAGGGCAAATCGCCCTGCATGTAAGTTGCAGAGTGGCTTGCCGTTGACTTTATGTGTTGCAGTATGCTTACACTTTGTGTAGGGCTTCTCCCTCCAGTACAGTGTAGACAACATTTCGTGACAACGCTCTCTGAATATATACCGTGTAGCTCGTTGATCATACACCTCTATGTGTGGTAGCTCAATCATCGTTATTGGTACCACCATCATCACCATCACTTGATGGGATGTTATCTGACAGAGCATCTGCTATTGCCAGAAAGGTTTCAACCTTCACAGCTGTGCTATGTTTGGATGATTGCTTGTCCTTCCAACACAGGTCTAGACAGACTAGATCATCTGTACTAGACTGGCTAATAACAAGCTTCCATTCACCGATTGGTATCTCGAACTCAACCGTTCTTTTAATGTCAAGTGTGCTGCTCATCTAGCTCTCCTGCTGCCGACCTCTTTGTAAGCTTGTAGTAGCTAGGAATTCCACCAATCATATGCAGAGTCCAACCATCTCTGATAAGGTACTTTTCAAGTCGCTCATTAAGAACGTTCTCGATATACACAGCTTCAATACCACAGACAGTGATCATGTCAATGATAATAGCAACAGTCGCTTTGAAGTATCCTTTCTCTTGATCAGCACACTCAACACTCACTGCGCCTATATCAAAAGTGGAGTATCGTGTCTCGTTGAGCACTCTGAAAGTTTCACGAGCGTACACTCTAACCGGACCAACTTCAATCCAGTAATTACGCTTACGAATAGTTAAGAACTCTTGGAGTGTAGCTCCAAACTCTTTCTTGAATGCCTCTGTTATCATGTGTCGACGCTCTTATATTTGAGTTGAACTAGCCCCATATCTGATCTATCCTTGTTGGTGAGTCTACAATGGGCTCTTTATGCTCGTTCGCAATATACATGTATTCATTACCCACATGCACATGCAATATAGTACTGTCTGGACCATTGGGCTCAAACACAATGTCAGCGCCGAGATAGCTGAGCTCTAGACTTTCTCTGAGCACCTTGAACGTACTAAAGCACACCCATCCTTTTGCACCGTCTGCTGTTGGATGCAAACGCCAGGGTGTTTTGCTGTTAAGGTTTCTGACCATATCCTTAGCAGATATGGTGCTTTTTATTGTACCTACACTCATTGTTCTACTGCCCCACTGCTCCACGTTTGCGCATAAGAACTTATATGGGGATATCCGGCGAGCCATGCGTGTACAAATTAGGGCTGACGCATTACCTTCAGCTTGTTTTGTACCTCCCGGATACCCCCGTATAAGTTCTCCTAAGAGAGGGAGAACTAGTGTTACTGTTCCCTGTTAAACTGCCAAGGGGAATACCCGTTGATGGTACCATGCTCTTCATCATACCGAGCTTGAAGCTCCCAGTTAGGGAGTTCTGAATACCGCTTTACCTCCTCTTCAAAGTAAGCGTGAGCGCCAGCCTTATCACCATCGAACTCCGCTCCATCTTCATCGTCGGGAGTGGTTACGAAAAAGCATCCCAGGTTGGTATCCTCGATAAGCTCAATCCAACCATGAAGGTTTGGATTTGCTCTCTTAAGCACTGTCGTAGCCATGCTGGCGCTCCTACTTCTGTTTCTGCTTCTGTTTCTGTTTCTACTCCACCTGGACGATGATTGTCAGAAGGTTGGGCTTCACTTCAAAGAGTTCCTTCTTGACGTAAATAGTTCCAAGCATCGCTTGCTTGAAGTGCACTGGCTCTCCGTCTGCCCCGATCTCTTCACAGCGGTATGTTGCTTTTGTCTCCTTGACAACCTTAACGGTTACCTCGAAGCGATCACCTTTCTCCATTGCAGTCATGAGCTATAATCTCCTGTTGAACCCATCATCTGATTATAACTCCATTATAGAAGAAAGGTTCTCAAGTCATCAAGTGCGAAAAGAGAAGCGACTACAAATCTTCTACCGGTGTAGTTACGATCTTTGTCTGTTCTTTATAGTGAAGAGCTTGGGAGCACATCTCAGCAAGGCTAGCATTAGTTTCAGCTTTAGCCATTCCTGCTGGTGAACCCTTCTGTTGGTGGAGCTTTGCGTATATACCAAATACTTCACGCGCCTTGTCTAGAGCTTCAGCAAGGACTTCTTCACGTGATCGGTTGTCACCCTTATGCTCGTGCCCGTGCCCGTGCTCTTTAACTAGAGGCTGTCCAAGTGTACTGAACGCTCTATTACGAGCAACATCCATTGCTTGTAGCACATCACCTGCAAAGCCTGCATCACCAGTCACAAGAATGAGCTCACGATGAAGTGTTTGCAATTCACCTACAGCTGTAGGAGAAGTAACTAAAGCAATACTTCGTCCACGAAACATAGCAAGCGCACGTGCTAGTATTACTATTGCGTGTGACGATGGGGGTGTAGGCGAGGTCAAAGTTAAAGTCACAGCTACTTATCTCCTTGTAGTTACACGCTTGTACGATTATATACTGGCTACTGCACGCTGTCTCCTGTCCCAAGCTTGCAGAACGAAGCACTGTTAGCGCCATGTTCCCTGACTTCAACAGACACAAGACTACATCGAGGTGATAAGTCTACCCTCTTGAGCCATGCTTCAGTATGAGCATAGATCATCTCAGCGAACTTCTCACATCCTGTTCCAGGCACTTCTCTCAACTGGACAAGTCCCACATTGTGTAGTGCTCTGAATGTACTAATAGATGGGTCATCGTGAGCAACTAGACACTTATGATCGAACATAAGCTCCAGCCAAGCTTTGAGGTCTTTAAGACCACCGAAGTCCACAACCCAGCCGTTCTCATCAAGATCGGTCGTGGAGAACGTGAATTTAATCTCCAGTGCATATCCGTGGAGGTACTTGCAATGTGACTGTGCTTTATGCTGTCGAAAGCAGCAAGACAATCCAACTGCATGAGTGTATGTTTTACCGGAAAGCCATACGCTTTTACTCATATCCTACCCTACCTCTTACCGCTTGAGACGTTGAATGCCTTCACCACCTACACGACCATATGGTATCTGCCAGCCCTTGTTTCCATGGCGGACTAGATAAACCTCGGACAGCTGTTTGACTACCGCCCAAGGAAACAAGATTCGCTTCATCAGATGAATAACCATCTCGTCAGCAGACTCCTGTGGAATGTGCCCCTCTAGTGAGTCGAGAAAGAGGAGCACTTCCTGTTTTCTGTAACCGACTCTCATCTCAGTGGCAGCTATAACCCACCAAGAGTCTTTGATCACCTTGTCTGCACGACATGGAGTTATGCCTTGCCGTAGACTATAAGAAATGATCGTTGGAGAATCTGGTCTGATAACAACATTTCGTTCTCGACGTCCACGCATTAACGACCCTCTTCTTATTCTACCTTATTCTGTCTCTAACTCTGTTGTGCTACGAGCTTAGGTGCCCCTGCGCCTGTAGATATGACCGATACCTTCAAGAGGAGCCATCTCACCGTTTGTCACTGTTATATCGATAATGTTCTCATCAGAGAGAATATGATCAGGATATCGAACAACGTCAGTGACCATTGTAGCAATGCCTTCCTGAACTTTCTCTCGAAACATCTTGCGCACAACATTCGGGTTCAGTAACTGGAAGTCACGACTGTGAGCTGTCATATGCTTGCGAGAGCGTACACGAAATTTGGATGTGATAATAAACTCATATGCCGTGCAAGGCTCTTCTGCTTTCGTCTTAACTGGTGGTTGAGCAGCTGAGCGACTGTGACGTCCAATAGATGAAGTTGCAGTCGACTTTGTCTTTGATCTTGCCATCTTGGTTGTCTCCTTGGGCAAATCTAACACTGGTTAATCATGCTGGTATAATTTATTCTGTGTTGCTGCTCTCTGGTGGTTCACCTCCTATGTAATACATCTTCTTGTTACGAGCTTGCTGCTCTCGTGTGGCCCATCTAATATTATCTGGCTCGTAATTCTTGAATCCATTAATGCGATCTAATGTGTGTTCTGCTGAAGGCGCTGGCCCAATGTATCGAAAGAAGTTGCCAAATGCTTTAACATTTTGTTCAAGTGAAACACGAATGCCACCATCACGCCAAGGACTATACACTGTGATACCAGCACCACCGTAATAACGATAGCTAACGTGAGTGTCATCGTAACACCTTTTGTTCATCATCTTCCAGATCGAGTACTCACGTGGGTACTCAGTGATAATGGTCTTACGCTCACAACCACAGTTACGCTTAGGGTTCTTTGAACGGAATAGGTACTGTTCTCGAATGACCTCTATCTTGCCGCACTTGCATTGTACTTGCCAAACATCTCCATATTGTCCAGCAGGCTTACGAACACGCCGGATCAGCTTAATATCACCGAATACATCCCCAGCTTTGCAACGCCGAAGCTTATTCGGATGCGGATGTGGACGTGTTCCCGCGTACGCTTTCGGCTTTGGCATGTCGCAGAAGCTCTCCGAATTCAATTCTAACATGGTATGTCAGCTTCCCAGAATATATCTGATGTGATATTGTGACAGGGACATCCTTGTTGATCCAGTAAGGTTCACTAAGATACAACATTGAACATGCATTTAGTGAACCTGTTACAAAAGCATAGATCTTACCCTCACCTAGTAGCAACGCCACCTTAGTCATGAACATATTTGGTTTTGACACCAAAGGTACAATTGACATACTAATTACTGTCGCCTGATGTTTACCAGTTGCTGGTAGCCACGGCTCACTTACGACAACACTCTCGTGCTCGCTCTTGTTCATTGTGCACTGCCGTTACTGAGACTCTCAGTCTCTTTGTATAAACGTTCAAAAGTGTTCCATTCAGAGCGAATTGATTTTGCCTTAGCAATTAGCTCCCTAGCAGCCACCTCTAACTGAATTGCAAGATTCTCTACCGCCATTCTGCCATTGATGAGAGCGTCGGCATCAGAGCAGAGAACAGGATCAGCAATTGTAGGTTTTTTCTTTATGGTCATTATCAACTCCCTAGTGCATGGTTAAAAAGGGAGAGTCTGATTCTGATCCAAGGGATAAGTGAAGAATCAGAACCAGACTCTCCTAAAGTTGGAGAAAGTGTTCATTGCCCAGGAGGAGAAGAGCACACTCTCTCGGCAGATAGGAGTAGGAACAGACCATAACTCCTCCTTAAACTGTCATTAGCTCTAGCTCTAACTCACACCCTGTTGCGGGTTAGTTGGAACGTTTTGTCAATAGCTGACACCGATATACTTCGACGAGTAGCCTCAACATCGAGCTTGCTCAAGCAGATGATATCAAGGCCGTTGCGTGTCTCTTGATCGATGTAGTACACAACACCATCATGCCCGCGGTATGTCCTGCCGACAGTATAGTGGAGTTCCTCTGCGTCGATCACTTTGGCGTTCTTCCACTTCTGGAGCTGCGTAGCACGATCACAACGACGGTTAGAGATTAGAGTACGTGGAACCTCTTGTCCAGGCTTAAAAGGTTCAACCCATGGCCCCATCATGTACTCTCCATGTCGTCCATAACTCTGCCATACATAGTTTAATGTATGATCAGGAAAAAACAGTGGGAACATCTGCACGATAGCCACGATATGCAATTCCAAGCCGAAGCAGTAACAGTTATTACTATCACGTGGCTTGGTGCTTATGCTTGCATATCCCTTAGGAGGACTTCCGTGCCATGGACCACAAAGGATAACCTTGTTGCGTCCTACAGTAAACCGGGGATCTGACCCTGGGCGCATTGTGATCATAAACTCTCGACCACCATAGCCTTCCTGTCTGGTGGTAACCCAAGCCTGACGCTCTTCATCCCAAGACAATCTACCACCATGAAACTGTTGCATCAAGCAACCATTATGCTCTGCTACCCACCGCCTGCCTTCTTTGAGCTCCCAGACGGCAGCATCATCATTGGTGAAGTGTAGGGGGTCACTGTTGGTGAGTGCTCTGAAGCTTGGGCTGCTGTCATATTCCAGAGACCACTCGATCTCCAGTGTATGCAGCCAGTCTGGCTTTGCAGCTATGGCAACTTCAGGTGTCCAGAATTGTTGCCATGAGATCTTACCCTCTGTGTGTACAGGGAACTCAGGCATCGGTGAATTTGCTGTTGTTGAAGCTGTAATTGTCATTCTTACTTTCTCCTATTTTTTACCTGTTTCTTATTCGGTTTTGACTTCGACTTCGTATCGAGTTGCTTAAGCCACTTATCCTGAACCTCATCATACTTGCCAGCGAGGAACTCCAATCCCCACTCCTTGCTGAGCCTCTTGACTTCAGTTTCAACAAGATCAGGATTAAAGGTTGGCTTGCTAGACCAGTACTTTAACTTTCTGTCACAGATCGCAAGCTCTTTAGTTGCTTGGAACTTGTCCAATGTGGAACCATTAGAGTAGATAAGACGCAGGTAGAACCAATTAGCAGCATGCTTCAGATACGCCGGATGAGGGTCAATGTTGAACTTAGGAACAAAGCCTGTTGGCTTATCATCCGTATCGCTGTATATGAACATGGTTCCGTTCACCTTACCCCTTGCCCCTTGCCCCTTGATTCTTCACTGTACTCTTGTTTATCCATACATTATAGAATAAAGGTCTTTGGTTTTTCAAGTGCAAAAATTATGGTAGCTCTCGTCTAATTTAAAAAACTAGCCTGATTGTGTGTTAGCCATCTTCTTCTTCCACTGACGATAGTCTATAGTGTATAATGCCGCATGGCGGATCGCATCTCTAGCGTGCCGTTCACCTCTTTGCCAAAAGCCCCAACTCTTAAGTCGCTCATCTGTTACAAAGGTTTTAGCATGCTCAGCCATACGCAGACGAATTGGGATCTTGTTAATATGAGCTACGTACTCGATCAGTGCTATTACCTTAACAGTATACACAGGTGAGTTAATATGACTGTCTGCCTTCTGCTTGTACACTCTGTAGTCTTCAACTGCAAAGTGAAGCTTATCTGTTTCAAGAGAGCTGGCGCTGCCAATCCCGAAAGGGCTATTAATACCACTCTGCTCTAGAACCCAGGTCAACTTCTCTATTAAGTTCTTCACGGTTAGAGAGACAGTGCCAGTTTGGATTTCACCGCTACCGATGAGCTCGAAGTCATGGAACCAAGCCCACCCTGTTCGCTCTCCAGGATCTAGCCCAAGAATGTGTCCTCTAAATCCGTCTTGTGATTCTGCCAGCTTCTTAAAGTTCTTGCCAATTGACACTACCACCCCCATCTCCCACTCTTCTCACGCCCACTTAGTTATTAACAGCCAGCAGCCCGCTTTGCTTTCAAGGTGAGCCACCTTGTCTTCTTACATGTTAGCTTATGCTGTATTCTAGATTTGTCTTTAGGATCGACAAATGGATTGCGAACTGGAAGTGCTGATGCAACTAGATATACCTTATCACCCACAGTGATTGTGGTGTCCTCAATCTCCTCCTCAAGCAGTACAGCCGGGTCTATTAGAAGGCTCTCCTCTGTTGAGAAGTGCCTCTTCATATTAGCCTTGTTTCTGTATATGTCTGCCAGGTGTATTAATGTTGCTCGAGTTTCCACCTCTTCTGAATCCCAATCCCAGTTAATAGGACTCTTGTTAACTATTAAGGGCACCTCTGGACAGTTCAAATATCGGCTGGCAGCATTATATACACACTCTATCTCATCTGCCTTAGCAACAGATGACATAGCAAAGATGTAGTGCTCTTGGATCTCGGGTGGCAGCTGAAGGTCACTATCAACAACTTCGACCGTGGTTTCAACCTCAGGTTCGCTTGTATACTTAATTGGTTGTTGTTGTTGGTCCTGCTGCTCCTGCTGTTGCTCAGCAAAATATCGACTGGACAAGCCACCATCGGGTTTGGGAAGTAAATACCATAATGCCATCAGGTATAATACAAGCACAGCCACGTAGCATATGTTCTCGAAGCCACCTCGCTCAAGAAATACGATGCCACGCTCGGTCCACTCCGACACATTTCTTTTAACAGAATCAACTCGACTGTGTAAACCCCTGCTGGTAGACATCTTTACTACACCATCTGTTTGTTACTGTTACTGTTAACATTAGAAGACAGGCCAACTAGTGTTAAGGGAACAGAGACTGGCGGTAACTATCCCACATTAACACTAGTTGGTTAGGCAAGGCTAGGCTAGGCAAGGCTATCAATCAGCCCCCTCACCCATGAGCGCGAGGTTGCTCAATCAAGAGTAGTACACGTGTCTCGATTTACTCGTCGGCGCTCTCGTCTGCATCGTCTTCAGCTTCGTTATAGCCTTCCTCGCCACGCTTGGGGAAGAATTCCTGCGTAGCCTGGTAGACCGTCTGGTAACGAACCTCGTGACCGATCTCCTTGAGATGATCCTGGATCTGCCGGCGAGACCAGCCAGCCTTCGCGAGAGCCTTGATATAGGTGCTGCGCGAGACCTGAGTGCCGTCGACAGGGTTGGTGATCATCACGGATCCACCACCACCGGTCTTGGGACCACCAGCCGGAGGAGTAGGAACAGCGATATTGTCGAGATACGAGTTGTCAGCCTGAGCTGGAGTCTGCGTCGAAGCCTGGGTGTCAGTCACAATGAACCTCCTTGTTCATGTTGGCATATGTCGTTGCCGTTGCCGTTGCTACTGCTACTGCTACTGCAACCATCTAGCTGAACCCACTCGAGAATGGTGATCTCGTGTTGTCATCGAACATCGAACATCGAACATCGAACATCGAACATACAATCGTACATGTTCCACAGTTTCACTATTCTCTGGGTTAACAATATGATAATAGCTTATTTTTTTAAGGTAATCAACAGTTTTTTTAAGGTAATTCTGGTAAATTTTTGGACGAGACCGCTTTCTAGGGAATAATTCGGTAGCTAGCCCGCTCATTTGCCCCTGTACTCACAGGAACAATCTTTGCCACACTTCCTATCATCGAAGGATGTTGTATCATATAGTTGCTTAGCCTGCGGGCATCAGTTAATGGTTGACAGGTAGCAAAGTCTTCATGCCCGCTTGCCCAAGTAGCAATCATACCTGGTGAGATTGTCATACTGCTAGCGTTTTCACCAAGGCGTGCCATAACATCATCTTTGTAAGCGATTAAGCCTTGGAGGATCCAATCCACTTCTGCACTTGATTCTTGAACCGACTTGGATAGGTGATCAGGTATCCACTTGTTGTCCCACCCAAATAGATCGCACATAAGCATAAGGATCTGTTCAAGGTTGATCAACCTAAATTTGGCTTTGTACTTAGGTTGCCATCTCTTTTCAGCAAGCTTGAGAAACTTATGCAGGACTATAAGATGATGAGCTACCCAACCTACTCGACCACCTTTTATGTTTAACTGATTGTCTGCCCAGTCAGCATCAAATAGGTAGGCCGATGCACCAGTACCACGTGACAATGAAAAGTGTACTGAACGCTGAATAAGGTCAAGCTGTCTAAAGGGTAACCGAAGGGCAGTCATTGCAAATACAGCATTAACTGGAACACGCATAAGTTCTTTTTCGGTGTAGTACCTTCTCATTTCGACAGTTGGTTTAGGCTCGGTGATCATCCTACACATCTCATCAGACATTAACTGCCCTAGTGCTGGATCAGCCTCTAGATTCGCATTATCAACAACGTGCAGTCCACCTGTGCCAATAATGCTAGCATACCAATCTGCAATGTTCTTTGGTCTGTTCCTAAGGTCTTGTCTTCCAGTTAACATCTCCAAACGTAAGCCATATAGAGTTGATTTGCCACTACCAGCTTCACCAGTTGCTATCTCAATTGGTAGCTGCGTACCCTTCCAACGATGTAGCCATGGTGATGCATAGAATAGAACAGTTGCTAGCTTTGTACGATGTAGTGTTTCTTTATTGTCATCCAATCTAGTTTGACGAAGCGTATCAAACCACCATGGTTCTAAGTCATTGTCGATCTGCTTTTTAAGTTCAGTTAATAGATGGGCACCATCGAGCTCATTTGAGTACTGCAACCCTTCAAACATGATATTGTTAGTGCCATTATCATGTATGTTGATGCCTGCAGCACTAACTGATACAAATTCCTTACTACTGATTTGAAAGTACACTGTGTCCTTGGCGCTATCGATATGTAGACCTTTTCGAGGTACTACTTCATCAATAGGACCTTCACAACAAGACTGAGTGTTAACAACTTTGATAACGCGCTGGTCAGCTCCAGTAAGGTCGAACTCATCGTAGAGGAGGTTAGTGAACTTGTCGTGCATTACTGGAGCGTTGCCACTACCACCCTGAAGATGAGACATACGAAATAGTTCTTTTGTCACACCATCAAAGTAATACATGTCTCCATCAGGAACCGCTTTGAGACGACGTCCTCTGAAGTCCAACTGAGCAACCATAGACAGTCCAAGTTGCATCATCTCCTTGCGTGTGATCTTTGGGAACTGTAACTTCTTAGCTATGTGAGTGCGTAGATCAGGGTGATGTGGAAAGCCTCGAGCATTATTACAGCTATCTTCAACCAACTTTTTGAAGGCGGATATACCATGTAGCTGAATGTAATCATCCACACCCATCTTCTCATGGGTGCCCAAGGGCAAGAGAAGCTGCTTGATTCTTCCCATCTTGATGCCAAGAGATCGTAGCTCCATCCCTAGCTTAGCAGCAGCTCTCTGAACATCTAGGGTTATGTTATTACTCTTACTTCCTTTTGCACTTGAGTCATAAGCTATTAGTACAGTTAGCTCGTGCGTTTTAACTAGATCGACAAGTGCATCAAAACCAGTAGCATACATATTGAACATTCTATCAGGATCAAAGTCCTCCTGGAGTCTGATCGTGATATTAGTTTTGGGTATGATTGCCACATCAGTTCCAGCTTTACCTTGAACTATAGCATCAGATGGCAACTTGAATACGTTGTTCTTCCAGCTGTACACTCCACCGAAAGCTATTGTTGGACAGCCAATCTTGTTAGCGGCAACAGCCTTCTTCTCACCTTCCGTGAAGATCACATACTTGTGACCATTAAGTGTACTGAGAAAATTCTTCGGGTAGTATACCGCGTTGCTAGTATTCTTAGGTTGCTTATACTTATGTTTGGATGGAGTATCCAGACGAACGCGGTAAAAGGGTGTTGGGAACCCTTGTATGTCATAATACGGTATTACATACCCATGGGCGGCACTACTTAAGTCTAGTGCACTACGTTCTGGAAGTCCTATCTCTCGAATGTCCATATCGGATGGTTCGAGCTTCGATCGGCTAAGATCTTGGAGATAAAACATTTTGGATTATTGCCAGTCTTTTTTTATCGCAGTTGCTCACACAAGCCCACACCCACACCCATGTGGTTGCTCAATCAACTGTGTAAGCTACTGCTTATTTCCCCCAGTGTGAGTGTGTGCGTGTGCGTTTAGGCAGCTTCCACATCCACATTTACAAGTCTACGCTTACTATTTGGAGGAGGCGGGACCTTTATGTCAGCGAAGTCAATGTTCTTTGTGAGCTGTACAACAATGTAAGGACGTGTCCTATCCTTGTTGATTGGCGGTAGCTCAGCATCTTGAGTGATCTCCCCATTTATGACCATAGTATCAAATACTGGCCGCCAGATTCTTGGAGACAGAGAAGGTCCGAGTCCTGATTGGATCATGGTAGGAGAAAGCTTCGGATATACTTCAAGCAACTCCCTAATACGAGTTCTGATAGTACTATCCGTACTTGTTAGCGTTACCGTTGACGTCTCAGTCATTATGTGAAACTCTCCGAAAAGGTTATATTAGCTGTACTGCTCTTACCCACACTCACTTTGGTGACCACACCCACCTTGATGCTCAGCTCAATCAGTTACTCACCACTTGTTAGCATTACATTATACCTATTATATCATAGGATTTTGTGAATATCAACTGGTAAATTAAGTACACAGCGACCAATTTTGGACGTTCTGCCCAGTGATGGGGAGAAAACAGTTGTTGAGGGGCCGGCACGCGATCGTGGGCGTAGGCGGGATCCGCAATGTCGAGTTCGCGAGATCTCGCCTCACCCATACCTGCCTCTATTAATGGAACAGCGCAACTGATCTCACCTCTCTGATTAGTCGCATAAGAGTGAATATCCCGATTGAGCATGGGCGTAGGCGTAGGCGTAGGTGAGCACGCGCAATTGTAGCACTGTAGCACTGTAGCACACACCCGCCTACCGCTACACAGCTCTAGGTTTCATGTTTAGAACAGGACGAGCAACAGCTGTAGGTACCTCTCTGCCTTTGAATTCCTCTTTGAGTGGAAGAGAACCAACTGGACCATCAGCACAGGGACTATCGGCAGACGGCCATTCTTCCCACTCTATAGGGTAACCGTCCGAATTGTATGCTCCATCTGGACCATATTGCTCATCTGGACCAGTGCCAAACATTAAGCCGTTTGAGTAGATAGACACCCAGGGCATGTCAGCAAGATTGAAGAATTCCTCATGGTCAGCAACCTCCTCTCGAGTGAGGCGGTAGACTACCTCAGTCATATAATAGGGTTTTGTAGTCTTTGCCACTATCGGCTTCGGTGGTACATCTGAAATGTTAACATCGCCTCCACCCACACCCACACCCACACCCACACCCACATCACCACTGCTTACATGTCTTATAGGAGCTGGGGCTGATGGTGCTCGCGTCCACGCTGGTTGTTCACCATCTGTGTCGCGCAGATCCTGTTTGGTTTTAAGGACGCTAGACTCTAAGACGTTAGGCATAGTATATAGGGCGCAAGCTATAAGGAACAGTGAGCGTGCAGCAGGATACCTTTCACCTTTTAGAACGCCCCAAATGACAGCAGAAGATAACCCAGTGACATTTCTAAACTGAGTAGATAAGGCTTTGCCACTGCCACTACCACTGCCACCTCCTGTGCCTAGCTCACTCGCTAAGCGAACAATATTGTCGCGCAATCTAAGCATGTGAATTACTTTAGGCTTAGTAATAGGTGCATAGACCTTAAATGCTTTCTGCGTGTATATATTATTGAAGTCGCTAAGCGCGTTAGGGTTTAAGCCTCCACCCTTGATTATGTCGCTGATAATGAAAGTGCCATTTCTACTCAACGTTATACCAAATAGACTTGGTGGAAGAACCTTAAGAAGGGTAGTGGCCATATCACCATTACCACTATTACCACCAGTAATGGTAGCCGCTAATGTTGAGGTGTATAGCGCGCCACCATCACCACCCTTGTATAACGCATCTATTGTGTTTAGACCCTCTTTTATAGCAACTGCTCTGTTACGCTCGACTGCTGCATCTTCTTGAACACTAGCTGTCCGAACTTCTAGTTCGGCAATAGCTCGCAGTAGATAATCATACCCGTCTAGCGTATACCCAAGCAAGAAGGCTATGTCGACCTGCAGCGCATTTGCAATTGCGGCTACCTTTCTTGTTGTGTGACCACATTTGTTATGCATGTAGTTATGAATCAAGGTGGGACTTACACCACTCAGCTTACTGAGCATACTTGTGCTTATTCCATTAACACGCATAAATGCCTGCAGCCTTATACTTAAATTCCGCCGCTGTATCTTCGTCGCCATGTATTCACTAACGTCACCACGCTTACCATAGTTTTTGCCACTGCTCATAGCCACCATCTCCACACTTAACCGCTGTTCCACAACTCTCTGAATGTCCCTATATTATAACATAAACCAAAAAGTGAATCAACGAGAAAATAAAGTGAACCTCGGTACTTTTTTAGAGCTAGATGAGCTGAACAGCTCCACTTACCAAAGTCTTAGGCTTTTTGTTGACCCTTGAATTGAGTTCGCTGTGGGATGGACGGGAAATGAAATTACTTCGACACCATCCACGACTTCCGTTTCTATCACTCTCCATTTTTCTTCCACAAACGTGTGGGATTGCCGGAAAAAAGTGATGTCGGCCCGCGAAAAATGAAATGAAACCGGCGAAAATTAACGGACTATTCCGAATGATTTTTCGTGAGGGATTTCGCGCTTTCCATGTTAATCTATTGATATCATTCATTTCCCTTTGTTCGATGGAAATGGAGCGAAATACAAACTAATAAAAACAAATTGGGATCATTTCCAGTGCGTTCCCCGGACGTCGACCAAATGTCAAATATTATTGATTATATATATATATAGAGATTTTTCCCGAAGTATCCATCGAACAACCAGAAATGAATGATATCAACGAGTTAACATGAAAAGTGCGAAATGGATGGCGAAATTTCATTAGGAATGATCCTGTAACTTCATGCTCCATTCATCTCCG